GGAGTGAAATTTAGAACGGTATTGTAAAATAAAAAATAAGAATTTAAACTTTTGAGTTGAGGAGATTATGGGTTTGTGAGTTTATAAGTTTATGGGTTGATAAGTCTGTGAGTTGATGAGTTTGTGGGTTGATGAGTATGTAAGTTGATGAGTTTGTAAGTTGATGAGTTCGTAAGTTGGTGAGTTTGTAAGTTGATGAGTTCGTAAGTTGATGAGTTTGTAAGTTGATGAGTTTGTAAGTTGATGAGTTCGTAAGTTGATGAGTATGTGAGTTGATGAGTTTGTAAGTTGGTGAGTTTGTAAGTTGATGAGTTCGTAAGTTGATGAGTTTGTAAGTTGATGAGTTTGTAAGTTGATGAGTTTGTAAGTTGATGAGTTCGTAAGTTGATGAGTATGTGAGTTGATGAGTTTGTAAGTTGATGAGTTTGTAAGTTGATGAGTTTGTAAGTTGATGAGTTTGTGGGTTGATGAATAGGCAAGTTAGAACGTCCAAGCGCGTTAGTGATGCTCTAAACGCGTGGAAGTATATCGTTATCAATCGGTTGAATCTCAGTTGTTACCTACTTGAGATATTAACAAAGATGAACAGTGGGAGAATGCAAGTGGACAATTATTATCGGCTACCAAAGTTATCTGTTTCATGCCTTGCGATTTTGTTTTTCTTCCATTATAATGGACTGAGGCGTAAAATCTTGCTGAAAATGAGGTCTGGGATAGGGTGTGCAGTGTTAAGTGGCCATTGTTTTTGAGTAAACGTAAGTTTGTAGGTCGCCAAATCTGTTGTGCAAAATGGCTTGCGTAAAGGCATTGCCTTACGTTTTATCGGTGTAGGTCTTGCTAGAAGGAGGGAGGTAGGCTTGTAAGTGTTGGGGTATATCTGATCGGTATAGATTTTAGTCGACGGCTATAAGTTGGGCAGCAGACTTGAAAATGTTGACCTGTACTTTTAGGGGTGCAGGTGTGTGTTGAAGGCCTACGCTGACAATAGCTTTAAAGCAAACAAAAAAGGGTGAGAGCATGCCCGTTTAGGACAGCTCTCACCCATTTTCCCCAAGTTCAATCTGGGGATTTAACAATTTTTCTGGGGAAAACCATGGGAAAACACCAATTTCCCCAACTTTACCAGAGTTTTGAGCCACGTTTTGAGCCACTTTTTCAACGTCTGAAAACATCTAAAAATCACGCCAAAAACTAGTCCAAAATACTATAACATTATAGCAAAAATAGGCCTAAAAAAGTGGCTCAAAACGTGGCTCAAAATACCCCCTGATTTGGGGAAATGGCCCAAAAACAGCACTTTTCCCCAACTTTTTTGGCAAATCCCCAAGTTCGATTTGGGGAAAATTGGGGAAAATCCGGGGTTTTGAGCCACTTTTTGTCAGGGGCAAATTAGCCGAAAACGACAAATGTAGAATGAAAATCGACCAAAAATAGGCAATTTTTCCTATAATATCCAACCAATTCAAGCTCTACCAGAACTTAAATGGCTTGATTTCGGCCTCTTTTTCCTCTAATATTTTACTCATTTGCTTAATATGGGACATAATCCAAGCAATATTACCAGGATTTTCACCCTCAATTCGAGCTTTATCCTTGATTGTTACCTGTTCTTGGTAACCATTTCCTTGATAAAGGCGCTGAATTATGGTAATTTTCTTAGGATTTACCCCGTATTCCAAGCAAAATAGAGCGGCATAGATGTCCAATTGCTTGAATGATGGCTTAGATACGCCTGTTTTAAGGTCATAAATACGCAATTCAAGCTGGTCTGAGTCCCATTTAATACCATCAGCAGTACCAAAACAATGATCTGAGTAGTATAATAGTACCTCAGATGACATACCATCCCTAATACAATCGTTGACAAATAGGTTTAACGCCTTCTTTTTAGGCGCTAATTCCGTTTTAGACTTGATTAATTGCGATGCCATCTCATGCAAGGCTGTCCCACGAGCAACGTTTTGCTTGTTTTCATAGGATTTAGCCATCTTTTCAGCATCATAACCAAGCCACGAGTAACCTGACGGGGATAAGAATGCATGTTTCCCCTGCAAGTTCCAGTGCTGTATCCAATCCATTATGACTCCTTTAAGATACTTCCACTACAAGTAGTAGAATTACTTTTCTTTCAGAAACAAATTGAAGTCCAAGCCGAAATAATCACACATCTCGTAAATAACGTCGTGTTCATTCTCAGGATAAATAAACGATGCAAATGACTCTCGACCAAACTTCTTAATATAATGAGCTTGATTAGGACGTTTACTGGCATCAGCAGACCTCTTAACCTCCAGTAGAGCGTATCTAGAGCCGCATAGCACGATTAAATCAGGTATCCCTTGTACCATACCAGGGTCTGTCTTAGTCGCTAATATACGCCCTCTATAGGCCTTACGGAGCCTCTTAAGAAGGCTTGCTTGATATGTAGACTCAAGTTTCGATGCCATATAACCAATCCTTTTCTAATTTCTCCATGTAATCGTCATAGGGTACAAACCCTTGTTTCTTCGCCCATGCAGCTTCTGTAAACCGTTTCTTATCTTTAACAGCCTTGAGAATATCCTTGTCAACCTTCGCAGAAGACGTGAGATATATATAGTAAAGGTCTTTGAACGGCGTGTTAGAACGGTCTATTCGTCCTTCCGCCTGTTCCATTTTACGATAAGAGTAATTAACAGAATAGAATAGAATATTGTCAGTAGTAATACAATTCCATCCCTCGGCTCCTGCTGTGTATTGTACAAGATATACCCAAGAGTCTTCTTGAGGAATGTGCTCATGCTTATTACCATTCCATTCTTTATATAATAGTTTGTTACGTTCGCAGATATCCTTTAATATCTCCAACTCGTAATTGAAGTTGTAGAATACAATAGTCTTATCATGCTCAGTAATATAGTTCTCAGCCAATCTAATTCTGTCTGGGGAAGTGTTGACGATGCGCCGAACTAACTGAGTATACTCGGCAATATTTAAAATAGGTTCATCAGTAAACGGGTTCCAACGAGTATCGGCCAAGTCTTTCAACATGACAGCGTCGTATTCAGCATATAGATATTCCCTATGACGCGTAGTATCCCTATCATCTTCCATAGGCACGACAATTTGGTTACGGTATTTCTCGAGAACCGCGGTACCAATATACTTCTTAACCTTAGGGAATTTAACATAAGGATCCCATACGACATGACGAGATGTAAAATCCGTTTTATTACGATAGAACTTATTAGCTATGAATATAGTCATATAATCCATCCAGACATCGCCTGGTGTGGCAGATAACAGTATCCATTTATTATTCTTCCAACATGTGCGGATGAAGGCCTTACCCCATTTACCATAACCAACAACCCTCTGTTCGTCGAATATGAAGACCGAGTCAGTGATATGCTCGTACTTATGAATATTCTGCCAAGAGTCTACTATATAATTAGTAATACCGCAGGCTTCCAGAGAGCTTTGCCAATCCGGTTTATCCTTACCTAATTCGATAAGGTCGCGCTTCATGGCAGTGGTTATAATAATAAGAGGCTTGTCTTTCGTAAAAAAAGAAGCTCCGTATTGGGAGGCGGCCCAGAATATAGACGTAAATGTCTTACCTGAGCCAACACCTCCCATTAATATAGAGCCGTTCTTTAATTTCCCGCACGCTTCAAATTGCTTGGGTTTTAGTTTGATACTACCCAGTTTATGGGGTATCATGATTAAATGAATTCAATATCCTGCTCGAACTTATCCTTAGCTGGAGCCAGAGCTGGGTCGATATCGTCAATGTAGACGTAGAGCTTATTCACATAAGCCTTGATACCAGTACGACCAGCAGCCGACCAGTTGTAAGGATTGATGATTACGTTAGCGAGTGCGCCAGCTGTAACTTCATCGAGCATAGCAAGTTGATTAGTATCTGCGTTATTAAGGATAGTTCCCTTACCTTGGTTTACCAGAACCAGCTTAATCCATGGTTGAATTTCAGGGCCATTAGACAGAGTAGCAGGTAAATAAGCAGGACGGTTTGGTTTGTCTTCAGATGGGAACTTAACATTAAGTCCTTGAGAAGCTAATTCCTCGGCAAGAGCAGGATCCAAGGCGATGCCGAATTCACGTGAACCTTTAGTATTGTATTCAGACTCACGACCAGCGAAGTTAGGGTAAATAACGCGAACGTTTTCCAATGTGATTTGTGATTGATTTGCCATTTTATTTCTCCTTTTCTAGCAAATAGTGTGTTAAACGTCAAGGAGAGGTGTATATAATAGTAGAAAATATACTATAATATACTATAATATTGATGGAAAACAAAACTCTCCATCTCTCTCCTTCTATTAAGAGCTTTGTAATAAGTTACATATTTATTATACTAATATTATAGGAAAATATTACACATCTATAACAAAATTTATGAAAGATAGCGTCACGAGTGAAACATAACCTATAATAACTGCGCCAGCTCCAATATAATTAAAGAAACCAGGTAGTTTACTTTGAATAATTATAGCATAAACTACACCGTAAGTGGTTATTGCTGCAAGTGTCAACAACGCTGTGATAAATAACCAACTAGCAAGATTATTAACAAAACATGTTTTCGGCATTCTTTTCATCTTATCAAACCCTCCTTTTCTAACATCTTTCTCCAAGAGGTAGGCGGTTTATCTTTAATAACGTCTCTATCGCAATCAAACTTAACCACATCCTGACCTAGATGTTTGAAATCATGACCATCGCGGGATGTCCATAAAAGTTTACCTTCGTTTTTCTTTTCGCACATATCACTTCACCTGCTTTTCATACACTTCTTTAGCCGATAGATACATACTATACATCATAAAGGCGCCGATGCCTAAGACAAGGTTAGACATCAGTACACCAAAGATACCAACGTGCGGTACCAGACCCATTAGCCAAGAGATTAAGAGGTAAGTGATATAGGTGAATAAGCCCACCGCGGCAAATAGGATAAATAAGGAAACATAGAAAATAGACTTATCATACTTCTTTTTCTTCATTTAATTTCTCCTTTAGTTTGAGTAAGGCTTTATTAAGATGGTAAACGTTACGGTTATATACATCCACAGCTTCTAGAATAACCTCATGATCAAACTCAAGACTACTAATCTTCAAGATATCTTCGAAACATGGGACGTCTCATCATAACGCATCACTTCCTTTTCCTTGAACTTCTTTAGAAACGCCTTATAATCTTTATTAGACATTCCTGTCATCTCACGCACAATGAACTTAGTATTACGGGCGATGTTACGACTACGATGTTTTTCTTCTAAGAAATTGTCTGCAAGTTCTGTAAGTAATTTATCAGTACGATCTTGTGCCCAATTCATCATATACCGAACAGAATTCTTATCAGAGCGACCGAATGAGAACCTTTTAAAGTTGCTACGAAGTTTCGTAACGCTTCCATGCGCTTTATTATAAGCACCATCGATGTTTGTAATATCATCAGGAGACGAATACATATATTCAACAGTGCCTTTAAGTCCAATACTAAAATGGTGTACGCCGGTAAACCAACCGTAGCTTTTACCGAGTCGATCTAGCACTCGATGATCTCCATCTTGCAGATAATGTGTTCCAGTTGGCCTAGAGATAAAGACCCTATTCTTTGTCCAGATATAGAATAAGTCATACGGATCCTTAATTACCTCAATCCTAATCGGGTTTTGGATAACCATATGAATCCATAGCAGCATGAATAAAACAATGACCTCTTCACGCTTGATATGGTCAACATTTGCACATTCATCAAACACATTGGATAAATCAACCTTAAGTCGTTTAAGAGACGCCCGTAGCCATTCACGATTTGGAAATAAGAAGTCCTTAGGATACTTCTCAAAATGCTCGTACATCTTTTCATAATACTCCAACACAACATCGGCATCGAGTATTTCATGAACCCTCTCATCTTCGCATAACGTATTCAATACTTCTTGCACCTTAATTTTCATAGCGGCTTTTTGAAGATCGTCTATAAGATTAAATAGATTTTCGTACATTATTTTACCTCCGTTAAGTTATACTCAACAATAATAGCAGCACGTGTGTTAGTTAGACAATTTCCGAACTTACCCTCATGGTTGATGAAATAGATTTCGCACTCCTCATCCATGTTCTTCTGTTCGATAAATGTCGTAATGTCATAATTATAGATAATATTCTCCTCTTCATCCAGTTGGACAATAAGGAGTTTATTATTAACCCACTTACGATATAAGTCAATCGGTTTCTCATCATAATCGTTATATGGTAATATATTAATTAGCTCAGTAAATACCATAGCGATCTCCGCACTAATCGTCCTAGGATAAAACAAATCCAAATACCGTTCTATACCCAACGCCTCAATCAATGGCTCAAAACGTTGATAGATACTGAGAAGATCAGCGCTAGTCCATTTCAATAAATCATGAACTTGGTTAAACTCCTCAGAATAAGCAAGATAAATTTTCTTGGTCTTGATCACAACATTTTTATCGATCCTAGTAAAACTTGTAGCTTCAATCGGTATAGTCTCCGCTTCAAGAAACCTCCGATCCCTACCATTACCAAAGATGTCGTCATATAACATACAGATAGCCGCAATATAGGATACTAGCAGAATAAGACCCAGGAATACAGCAGGGTAGATTAGGAAGATCCACTTAAGCGCCACTACGAATAAGAGCAGCGCAGGGATGCCGATTACGGTCGTAGATAATCCAACTAGAAATAAGAACTGCATAGCCTTAGATGATTTTAGCATACTTATAATCCTCCAATCCTTCTACTACATAGCCTTCAGTGAACCATTTTAGTGAGTCCAGAGCAATCGGCTCCAGCCCATGCTTAACGCGGATTTCATTGATCTTGATACGAATAGCACGTTCATGATAGCGGTGACTGGTCACTTGGTCAGCTAGACTAGACTTATCCCAAATAGGATTGCCTTTGATATCAATTGCGCCACGCTTCATCATATGCACGCCAATGGACTTCCATAAGCGTCGAACATAGTCACGTGGTGAATAAGGTACCTTGAATACACGTCCTTCTGAATTAATGTTTGTCATTTTGTGTCCTCCTATTATCCTTCGATTTTGATACATTTACGAAGCTGCTTATCTTTTATCAGCTCAGCAAAATATGAGATTACAATACCCGCAATTTCGGCAGTACTCTTATTTTTAGTCATACTTAGGTAATTCCTTTCCAGTAGACAAACGAATAGAACGTTATCAATTTGATAATCCCTAATAACACTCATGATAAGAGATATTCTCTCAAGTAAATAATTTCGATTGTCTTCAAACAACAAAGAATGTGGTGATTTATAAAACTCCTTCCACTCTTTATTTGAAATACCTAACATAGATTTAGCCAACATTTTAGTGTTATACACTCTAGCACGACGATTAGAAAGGTCCATGCCTAATATTTTACGGGCACTTTCTATTTTATTAAGAAACGAAAGCCAGGTTGGTTTCTGCATGCAGAGTTTACAATCTGGTACAAATTTAAAACTGCCAAGTAGTGGTGATTTAGTTTCTTCATGGACAAAATATAGAAAAATAGATCGACCGTCGGCGTAGTTATTAAAAATGTCGTTAGTTAAACCGCCAAATATCGGGTTCTTCTTTTTTGTATGAAGAAGCATACGATCCTTATTCCATAAATCAAATACCTCTTGGAATGGGATAGAGATGGTATCTGCGATTTCCTGGAATATTTCACAAACAGCCGTCTTATCTGCGACTTTATATCTAACTCCGCGCTCTCCATATAAAGAAGCGCAGAGATAGTTTAACCTCTTTATGTGTTTTAGTTTATCTTTTTCAACCAACTTGTCGTAATAAACTGCGATAGTTGTTACAGGTTCACCAGTCGCGTAATTCATAATATCATTTCTCATTTTATTATCTCCTATTTAACTTTCTTTAGTTTTCCTTCCGCAGACAGATGTTTGATAATATATACCATATACTCTAAGATTGTATTATGTCCCGCCTTATGATATGGTTGTCCCATAACTTCGATCGTCTTTTTATACCTATGGATGTAACCAAATAGTCTATACAATATCGTTTCATCGAATTTATAAGGTGTAATATCATTCAAATTACCGAAGAGATACTTAGCTTTATCCTGTTCTTTTTGTCTATAAGATTGAGGTGTACAATAGGAAGGTCTTGTAATTTCAAACAAATACTGCTTATATTCTTTATTGGTAACACCTGAAACAGCTCTTATAATGGCTTTGGTGTTGTGCTCGATGGTATAATCCCTGGGCGACATATGGTTGTTTTCAAGTGCTGGGCTAAACCATAGAGTATTGATATATTTTTCAAGATCGCATCTATGTAAAGGACTACCGGCATAACATTTATTTATGATGTTAAAACATGTAATTTCTCCATATTGGTTCTCCCGGAAAACATAGAGAAATCTGTAATATGTCGCATGATTCTCACATTTCTTCATAAGCCGTTTCCGAGCCGCTACCAAATCTGGAGTCTCCTTATATGGCCAAAAGATAACGTTATCGTTATACCAGACTTCAAAGAACTCTTTAGGGTATTCGCCTGCTAGTTTACCCATTTCAGAAAAGAAGTGCGGAAAATGTCCGCAAATAGCGACCGTCTCATCTTTAAATTTACCCATGGCAAAAACAGCTGGCATGTCTGTCTTACGATACTTCTTAAAAGAGTACAATATCTTACATAAGGTTTGATACTGATCTACAGTTAGTTGCGGTATTGCCCAATTTAGGAAATCTTTATAGTTTTCTGTCATTTTTATTACCTCCTTATTTAAAACATATAAGCAGCCGGCATTTCCAAATACCAGCCTTTCTCTTTATCTTTCTTAATTCTAACATTATCCTTTAAGTCTTTGTATTCTACACACCAATCGATTGAACCATCTTTCTCTACTTCGACTCCTGGATTATGATGTCGAAACATATCAACATAATCTCGTACATTGATATAGTCACATGTCCTACAATATGAAACTACGCTATTTAATAACTTCTCGGCTTTCTTTTTGTCCGTAGAATATAGTTTTGGAAAGTCGGTATATAAATCTTCTTCCATCTTTACCACTCCTTAAATTGATCAATATAATAATCCGAACCATTAGGTGCATCAGGGCCAAAGTATGTGAAATACCCAGAACCTTTATTATCAATAGTAATACGACGTAGGATATTGTCTTCCAACGGATGGTCAGAGATATACCAGCGTAGGTTATTCGTCTCCTTATATACCTGCATAACTGCTTGTGTAACTTTAACATGTTGGCCAACAAGAGTTGATCCTTTATGTTCGTTTGTTATCAGAGATTCTACAATAGGATATGCTGGAAAAAGATATACTGTCCTTTTACCAAAGATACGCATAACATTGTTGTAGAGAGTATCTGATGCATAATATTTGTCCTCTTCTGTAGCTTGGCTAGGTATCCCTCCGAGCATAGCCGACGTTGTTTTAAGGATGCCATGTAGGACGGTAGGTCGTTCTTTGATTAAATCAAATAGTCCGTAATGTTTTTCCTTCATTTCATCACTAACAAATAATTCCATTACTTACGCTCCTTCCATACATAGATATCCCACTTCTCCTTGTGTGGGAGTTTGATCGTCTTGAAGATAATACCTTCAATGTGGTTAAAATACTCCCTAACCGCATCAATATGAGACGTGGTAAAGGCTGCTGAGCTAACGAGGTAGTTTACTCTCTTAACATCATCGATAGAATATAGTAGGAATAGTCTTTCTATAATAACACGTAGTTCCATTATACACCTCCTAGTATAATATAAAAGTAAAAAGAAAGAGGAATGTATCCTCTTAGGCGATATTCATTAATCGTTGACTAAGTTCCTCAATAGCTAGTCTTTTCTCTCCATCGAGATTAAGCATAGCTTGAGAACCTTTTTCACGAATAACAAGTTCGTCTTCAGGTTTCATTCCCAATTCTTGTTTAAGTTCTTCACCATAAGCGATGACACGCAGGAAGCTAAATTTATTTGGTTCTTCAATAAAATCTTCCATACCACCATATTCTTCATGGAATAGAAACTCTGCACGATCGTTCCAAGACTCTTTATAAAAGTCCTTTAAGATCTCCATTGTCTCATATTTCATAAGAATAGCAATCATATAGATATCTTTCATTTCCTCCACATTAATTTGTGTTCCTTTGTATTCAAATGTTTTCATGGTTAATACCTCTCTTTCTAATTAGAGGTATGTAAAAAATTGAAGAGAATAGTATAAACTACTCTCCCCAATGATTAAGTATGGTTTCCATTTCGGAAATCCTTTCACCAAGTCGTTTTGTAGACTCCTTCATCTCTTCGAGCTTCTCTCTGAAATGCGCTTGAGCCTCCATTACTTTATCAAAATTGATTTCTTCCATATTAAGTTACCTCTCTTTCTACTTAGAGGTATGTAAACATTAGACACCAGGGCCGTGCCAGTATTCCCAGCGTTCCTTATCAGTACGTCTAGGTTGGGCTTTAGCGCTAGGGTTATTGAAGTTATAATCATAGTCTTCAGGTTTTATTCTGCCTTGTTTAACCAGGTCTGATACCCTACGATTTATTGTAGCGCGAGATATACCCATAGAGACGGCAATGGTACGATTTGACCAGCCCGCCTCTTTATATAGGATAATATCTTCGTCACTCACATACTTACGAGGTCTACCAGGCGGTCTAACAGAGGATAAAGCCCGGACAATATCTAGACCGTTTTCAAACATATATTTACCTTTTTAATGGAGTTAAAAGATGGTCGAATAATTCATTTGTTTCTCCTTCTTCCAACCACACCGCAGTCATAAGAGCATAGTTAGACAAGTCTTTAAGTGTGTCAACTAGAGACTCATCAGAGACTTTCTGCTCAGTACCTTTCTTGGTAAGGCTATTCAACCGTCCCATCTTATCTTCCATCCGGACAATAGCGGCGATGATACCGTGTTTTTCCAAAGACTCTTCGAAAGAGTTACCATAATCAGCGTTCTTCTTTTCAAAAATAGAAAGAAGCTCGTCATGAGCCTCCTTCATATTAGTTGGATTTACTTTCATCTAATTCCTCCATGTGATATACATTATTGGCAAGTGGTGCTATAGTTACAGCTTCAAGAAATGCTTGTAGATATACCTTCTTAAGTTTTGATGGGCGGAGTGATTTAAATTTCTCAGCTTTCTTCCTCCAGAATATACCCAGAGGATTATCGTCCGGTTTCTTGCTAGCGAAGATTTCCATCTGTTTAATACTTCGATTAATTAAAACCGCTTTATTATTCTTTCCACGTTTCATTATTTATCGCCTTTCTTCTTTTTCATTCCAGCCATACCCAAAGCCAATATACCAATTACAACACCACCAATAGCAAGATATGATGTTTTGTCGGTACCAGTGGCAGGTAGAGTAGGCTGACCAAGAGGTTGTTGTTTAGCTGGTTTTGCAGGGTATTCTTTGATTTCCGCTTCAACTTTTGGTTTATCTTCTTTGGTTGTAGGAACTTCAGGAATAACCAATTCTGGTTTGTCCAGTACAGGAGCTGGCGGCATCAATGGAATATCGGCTAAGTCGATTTCAGGCTTATCCAAGATTGGTGCATCGTTTGGAATAACACCACCATTCCATTCAGGTTTATCATGCTTAGGCGCATCAAATGGCACGGTAGAACCTTTCCATTCAGGCAAGTCTAATGTAGGAGCTGGTGGCATTAATGGAATATCAGCCAAGTCAATAGATGGTTTATCATATACTGGTGGGTCATTTGGAATTACTCCACCTTCGAATTCCGGAAGCTCGTATTTAGGCGCATCATTTGGTTTATCCCATTTTGGACGAGATTTACCAACAGCACGACCATTTCCATCATACAGCTTAGTCTCAGCATTATGGGATACAAATCCACCATTCCAGCTAGCGGTGAATAAGTTAGTTGGGTTGTATTGAACTGGCGTACGCAAACGAGTCTTATATTCGACCATCACGATTTTGTTTTCAATCTTATCGATATGGGTTGTGAATCCATTGCTGTTGAATTTAGTATTTGCCTGAGCTTGAGTAGCAGGTGAGTCATACACCCATGGATCAACGTCTTTCACGTAGCTGTAAATAAGACTACCTTCAACATAATCTTGATCATCAGACCAAGTGTCGGCGATATTCACGTCTTCCATAGTCTGACGCTTGTAGTTGAGACGGGCAACCCAGTGGATAAGGTTCTGGTCAGCACGGTCTTGGTAACCGTATTTATAAAGCTCCTCGTTAGGGTTGATAGTACCCTTAGAGCCGGCCTTAAGCTCAACAATAGTTCCGTTGAAGTTGATATTACGCTTAGTATTTTCCTGCACGATTTCACGGTTGATTTGGGTATGGAAGTTCAGGCTGATAGATTTGTCCAGCGGATGGTCTTGGAAATAATTATTGAACGTTGTAGTTACAGTACGTTCGTTAGCTTGCACATCAGCAGTACCAACTTCAGTTTCTCCGGTCTCGTTGTAGACTGGGAAGTTATAGCTTGTTTCCAAGTTAAGTTCTTCCGGAATATTGAAGGTCATTTTATCACCTTCGTTGATTGGGACTTCATTAGGAATATCGGTCTTGATATTAACTTCAACATCAGACCAAATTGAGTCTTCTTCTTTCTTAGTTACAGTGACTTCGGGGCCAGTGGCAACCAGCTCAGTAGAGCCTTCAGCTTTAGTTACATCTGCAAATACAGACTCGGTAACAACAGCAGTTCCGAAGAGAGCGATACCCATAGCAGCGATTTTAAGTGTAGTTTGTTTTTTCATTTTAATTCTCCTTTAAATATATAACAGTCTCGTTTATATCGGTCATTTCAATTTGCGACATAAACCAAACAAAAAAGAAAAGCCGAGTAATTTACTCAGCCTTCTTAGCTTTAGAAAATAGATCTTTCAATTTGGATTGAAGTTTACTTCCTTCAAACATATCGTATGCGAGTGTTGTTGCAACAACAGCACAAGCTCCAACAGTGATTTTATGAAATAATCTTTCCATATTAAGTTACCTCTCTTTCTATATAGAGGACTGTACTTTTTTGCCCTTAGGCTTCTTATTCTTATACCATTGTGCACCAGGTTGGTCTTCTTCAAGAGGCGACGCCAATCCTAGTTCGCTAAGGACGGTATATTGGATTTGGTTACGTCTAACCGACCGATACTCCTTAGGAACGAACATACGCAAGTCCTCTTCTTTGAAATGAGATATGATAATATCGCGCTCATCATCATATAAGATGGTAATCTTCAGCATACAAGGATTTTCCGCAATCCAATCGATAAACTGCGAGCAGGTCATGTCATAAATACGTCCAGAGCTCAAATCCCGTTTAGCTTGAGGTGAACATTTAGACATATATTTAGTATATGACGAGTTGAGCGATTTACAGATTTCCTTAATATTATAATCAAAATAACGAACAATCTTCGCAGCCAATTCACGAGATAGTTTAGGCGTATACTCGCCACCACCCATTCGAGTTTTTTTATAGGTGGACAGTATCTTGTATTTGACACCATATTTCTCAAAGAAATCAACCGCCTTAAACATAACTCGGTTTGGGCTCTGTACAGTTGAGTCTATTAAATATAACATCTCCCATTCCTCCTAAACCGGCATATTCCAACCTAAGACTCCGCGGATACCAGTCTCTCGCATACTAACAAGAATATCTGAAAGTTCGGCAAGATCTCTGAACGGTGTCATTAGGATATTGGAAGAGAGAGGAGGATTATAATAGATGATGTTATTATCAAGTAGGGTAATGCGAACATTAGTTTTAGCGTTCGTAATACTACCCATAACTTCCTGCTGGTCTTCAGGGATTACAAGGATTTCAACACGAGGTTCAAATAACTCAGCGTCCTTAAATCCGCTGACAGTAGTAACAAACCCCATTGGCCGGGGCTCATCTTCTACTTTGTCTTTTGAAAACCATTCTTTGATTTTCTTAAACATCTTTACTCCTTTGCATAGTTGGCGACTTTAGTTCCGCCGAAAATAATATCACCATCACCAACTGCGTAGACATCTTTAACCGCGTCCTTAACAAGTTTGTGATAGTAGGTCATGTCGATATCATCAAAGCCTTTATATTGAGTAGCCAACTCCCACTTATAACCAGAAGTACCTGTTACAGATACGTTCTTGTCGACAATGGTATCAGGGAAACCGTTATCAATAATCTGTTTAACTTCGTAAATATCAAGACCGAGTTCATTTGCAATCTTCTGCTTCTTAGCTTCTTCTAACTCATAAGTGTTAAGTCCCTCAGACTCCCGTTTAAGCAAGTAGTTCGGTTTAATCCATCGCGATTGGATCATCTGAGCTACGTTGCTTGGTTGAGTTCTGGAGATTTCACGACCTGTTACAGAAGCGTAAATTTGAGCGTTCTTACCTACGTATTGGTCATCAAGATAGATGGCAGTCTTAACTTCCTTAGTAATAAAGAAGTCTTTCTCGTCCACCTCTTCTTGACTCAATAAGGTCTTGTAGACATATGGGTTTGTCTTCTTACCAAATTGTGCACCGATAGCTTCCCATTCGCCTTTCTCTTTTTCAGGCCAACCGATTTCCGCAATAACAGTTGCCCGGTTGAGTAAGGCCATACGAGAATATGTATGCTCATGTTCAAACTCGTATTTGAAATCATTAGCGCGTTTCATACAGTAGTCAATAATCTTCTTATCGCCGTTGATAATCTTGATTGAGTCTGTCTTAATATGCGCCACTTGATATCCGAGTTCTTGAACTTCTTTCTTAAGCATAATCATGAATAAAGCACCACGTTTTGCGATACAGTTATCGACGTTACGAGGGTCTTTGAATTTATTAGGCCATGGTGCAGAGGTCATACCATACACGATATTGATGATAATCTTAAGCGCATGAGCAAGACCTTTAACAGAACCACCTTCCAAATATGGACGTAGTTTGTCTGCGAGTTCAGGGTCTACCTCGTCAAATGCGTGAGAGGCCGCTTCGATATTACCGTGTTTGATATTCATACGACACTCAACAAGCGCCGCAAACTTAGGTGTGTATTCACCAAAGTAATTCATAGCAATTAGACTATGTGGGTGCATAGACGCGATATCCAATACGATAACGTTTTGATATACACCAGGTTCGGCATGGACATAACCGCCTTCGGATGGGTCTTCACCAAGATATTCAGACTTCTTCTTGAATTTATCAAAGGTGTATCCTGGGAACTCCTCAGCAAGGTCGTACCAGTTGAATTTATCTTGAGGATTTGGGTCATCGCCAAATAAGAACTTCTCAGCTTGGGTCTGAGTCTTAACGTTAGGTGAGAGGTTGTTGATTTCAGCCAATACCTTACGTGCATTCCAAGCATCTTGTCCGTCTTTGGATTTGAACAACTCCTCTTCTGAGGTTACGTCATTAAGCATATATGCTGCACAACGACCCCATGCATGTTCTGGTAGAGGCTTAGTCCAGTCGTATTCGAATTCATCATGACGGAGCCCTAGCTTAATCTGCCATTTCTTCAACGACATCTTAGTATCTAGGAACTCGTAAATATCGGCATAAGAGATATCATTAGCCGCCCAAATTTTAGCACGTTTATCTCGTTTTTCGATAATGCCTTGTGAACGCTTATAACATTCCATTTCGTCATCGCCCTGCATACGGCCATAAGCAATATGGTTATCATAACCTAAGTTGTTGAAGCCAACCATAGGATATGTATCAAATAAATGACGTACACGAGTAGGTGCTGGGTTGATTTCGATACCGATTTCTTTCTCGTGAGTTGTCCACCACGCATTAACCAAGATGGTCTCAATCTCAGTTAAGCTGGTACAATCTTCGAGACCTTTATAGATTGTTTCTGGAACTTCCAAACCGTATTTCTTCCAACCTAACATATATAGATTAGAGAATACTTCCGAGTCAAAGAATACGATATCTTCATCAGGTAAAATGAGACTTTCAGAATAAGACTCGCTCTCATCTTCCGGTATTCTGTAAAAATGCATCTCAGAAACCATCTTCAAACATTGCTGTGCTTGGTTGGTTGACTTGAGTGCGAAACGTAATACTTCTTGTTGCTTATGTCGCAAATCATAAATAACACCAGCATCATATGCATCATCTAGCACCTTTGCTATAAACGATACTTCAGGCGCCGTTGCCCCGTGGTGTTCTTTGCGGAGACATGCGTCAATGAAATCAAGAAGTTTTTTCTCTGTCCACATAATGTGTTCAACGTCTTTATACATTGACTTCTTCTCCTCCTTGAGTGGTAGTCCGCTTGAAATATGGGCTACAGGTAAGTCATTGGCAGATATGAGTTTTCTGCGTAAGGATGACCCGCCGTTAAATACCTTAATTTCAATATCATCAGAAATACGCGTAGCTAGCTTAGTAGGGTCACCATCATACCAATAATGTAGATGGACGCCACCGCCAGACTTCGATACTTCTGTATAGGTTGGAGGATATGCAGACGCAAGTTCGAGGTTCTTAGCAAGGTCTTTCTCACCGTTCTCGTTCTTAGCGTCAAAGTCAATTATAATATGTTCGGTTGGAACACGGACAAAGTGTAGTTTAGTGGGGTCAATCTCTTTTAACGTCGTTGTTACCGAGTCCCACTTCTTCAGAGGGTTTCCGTCCTTATTAGTATACTGAGCAGGCCAGTCACGTCCTTCAAGGTCAAACCTAGATGTAACTCGACCCATAGTCAAATCAATCTTAGGCTTGTCGCTGGACTCTGGCGCTGACTTAGTTTCAGGAAATGCCTCTTCGTACTTGAAACCTCTATACCAATCACGTTTACGGTTGCCTTCACCGTCTTTAGTGTCTTTGGTATATGTTTCGAAAAATCGCTGTAAGCCTAATCGCAGACGGTTCTTATACCCGTTTACATCCCAGCCTCTATCTTCAAGCATACCTTTATAAAGCCGTTCTACTTCGGATAAGGTTGGATCGTTCTGCATCATCAATACATTCTCACGGACAAACTCAAATATCGAGTCCCCGTATTCCAGCATCTCAACATCAATATCGTTAGCGTAGTGGAATGCGCCTAAACGAGAAAATGTATCAATAGATTTCTGAGCAATTCCGGCAAGCTCAAATTGGATATTGTTCATTAGTTCCTTATACCTTGGGCCAGCAATAAGATGACCCGTTGGTACCGCCTTAAGCAGACGTCTGACAATACCAGAGTCTGAGTCACGGAATTGCGCACGCTGGTTTGATGCAGTGATGATGAGACCTTTAAACGTTACGGGATATGGTCTTTGATATAGCTTACGTACAAATACTTCTTCATGAGATGTAATCTTAAGCAATGGCGTATCGTTCTTAATTCGACTCAAGTCTGTATCCGAGTCAATCAACAAAGGTAACTCTTGTAGAGTTCCTGTTGCATACTCCGAACCACTTGTCAGTTGTTTCAAGTCAATACCACCGATATATTGCCCAAGCAACATCTCGATGATTTTAATTATTGTTCCTTTACCGGTTCCCGCTGGGCCATATAAGAATAAGAATTTCTCAATATTAACAATCTCTCCTGTAAATAAGGCACCTAGACACCACAAGATTTTATCAAGTTGGTCTGGTGCATATAATATAGAAGAAAGTTCGTCAAATGCAGGAGTTGGTTGAGGTGTTGGTGTATAAGGTAGTTGGAAAGTAGAATAATCTTCCCGTGTAACGTTATGGTTTTGGAATAAGATTTTGCTGTTAAATACTTGCAGAGACTCTGGTGCGTCTTCACAATACTTGACAAAATTACGCATAAGCCCTGAGCCTGCGTTTTGCATGAATTTAACAGATACCTTTTCATAACCCTTAGCTTTCAACTCATGGAACTTATGCGAAATATATTGGTCAACAACCCGAACAACATCGTTCTTTTCCATTGACCAATTCTCTCCAGTCCACATTGCATAGAAGCTACCACCTTTTACAACAATATCCTTAACGTCTCCTCCTTGGTTATCTAGATATGTGAAATCAGCGGAAATAACGGCATCGGCTTTACGATTAGGGCCAGATAATTCCTCAACTGTAATATTGAAGAAATCTGGTTTTCTGTCCGTCATATAATTCTCCTCTAATATCCTATCCAAACAACTTTCGACATATCAATCATTTTCATATTCAAGCCTGAGCGGTATGTTGGTGACTTTCTATCGTATTCAATAACAAATACGGTGTTGCTAAGAAACGCTTCCTTGAAAGCTTTATATTGCTCTGCAGGGATAACTTCTTTAACATAGTCTTCACCAGTAAAGGAATACATTATTTCAATATACTCCTTTTCCATACAGCACCGCCTTAGAATTCGTCGTCATCGTCGAAGCCGTTTTGTGCTTTCCATTCTTCTTCGAATGTTGAAGCGCGGCCAATGAATTCGTTGTATTCTGTAAACAGGCGGATTTCGTGTCCAGTAAGTTCAGCAACACCTGAGTCTACAACACGACCGAACATGCCAAGCTTCTTCATACCGTTTCCGATATTTTGAACGTTGCGGTGTTCCATAATTTTAGAGATTACAAGAAGTTGCTGTTCAATGTTTTTGCAGTCAAGGATGCCAGACTCATGCATCATATAAGTAATAAATGCAAGCGGAGTTCCTGCTTCAGTATCACCTACAAATTTCTGAGCGAATTCATACAGGATTTCACCAAAGGATACTGGGAATTGTGTGGTTGCGTAATATGCATCTGGGCCGAAGAAATCTTCACGGCGTTCATACACTTCCTCAAAGATATTGTTGTCAAACGCATTGTATGGTTGTACAACTTTGGTGTCATTCACTTCAAGTAGTTGTGAGAAGCGGTCAATAATTGCATCAAGGTTAGATGTAGTAACAAGGATACCTAAATTATACCGGTTGGAAGTATCGTTTGCTACAGTAGGGCCGTCATCGTAAAGCTCGCTAATCATTACGGCTTTGTATTGTTCCCAGGCCGCTACACTGTTAGGGTCTGTGTCATGTCGCATGGATTGTCCTTCATTTCCTTTCAATTCTTTAGCTGATTCGATGATGAAATACGGGATATCAGCTTCTCCTGTATTAAAGTATTCGTTTTCCTGCCAGACATTATGGTGGACAACCTCTTCTTCGGCTGTTTGTTGAGCGCCTGCATGATAATCTTCTTCCTCACTGGGAGAGTGGATATCAGCAGCCTCAGGATTGTCTGTGAAAATATTGCGTTGTTGACGAGCACGCATTTCTTCAAGTTCCGCGTTCTCCTGAGCGATTTGTGCTTCTGCGATTGCCCAGTTTTCGTCAATAGTACCAGATGTTAGCTGGGACAGGTTTTCTTCCATAAGTTCTAGTTGGACGTCTTTATTGGCGATAATATCCTTAAGTTCGTCCTTTTCGCGCTCAGCTTCTTCTTTGATTTCAGCGATTTGCCGTTGCGCTTCCTTAACTAGTCTAAATACGAAGTAACCAAGTCCGGCTGTAGCTACGGCAGCAACCGCACCGAGAATTACTTTTTCCTTATTCATATTATTTCCTTTCAAGAATGGCTTGGATACAACCCTTAACCATATTAAGTTCTTCTTCTGTTAATTCTACACTCATTGTTGAGTCGTAATTATCCTCAACTGCAACTGAGAATTTGTCATTGTCCTCATCATAATTAAGAACAACCTTTTCTTGGCTTTGTAGTCCGATTGTGATATCACTCATAGTATACCTCCTGAGGATACAGTGGAAGACCGGGAATCTCGAAGTTGTCCGGCCTAGTCCTTTACTCTCTATATCCTAAATAAGATTAAGCTTCTTCTACAGCGGGTACGACTACCACGGGCTCGTAGAGTTTTTCCCATGTGGATTTGACAGCCTCAGCGATATCTTCAGCAGAATGCTCGTCAGTAACCTTAGGTGTGTAGTTGGAATGCGCATAACCTTCATCGTTCACTGTAATCCAGCGTGTTTCAAGTTGATTAGGAAGCAGCATATCCAAAGCGTTTGATGAAACCTTTTCAACAGTTGTTTCGTACTTTTCAATAGTATCTGACAGATGTGCTTTAAGGTCATCATACTCAACACCAAGAAGGTCATATTTTAGTTCTTCTTCCTTAAGTAGGCCTTGTCCTTTATGCCAAGCGGACTTATAACCATAGCAATATCCGCCAATAACAGCGACGGACAAGAGTCCTACACCAATCCATACGGATTTCTTGATTTTGCGTTTAGGTTTCTTTTCAACCACGATTTCAGGCTCAACTTCTTCAAGCCCAGCTTCCATGCCATCAAACAAGTCGATTTGTGAAGTAACTTCTTCTTGTTCAGGAGCATAAGCACCAGTTTGGTTCTTGTAATCCTTGTAATTCTTAACTAAAGAATAGCCGACATATCCGAGATTAATAATCCCGAAAATGCCAGCGCCAATTTTGATGATGTCAGATGTTTTCATGTTTGTTCTCCTTTTAGATAAAGTAGTCAGAAATATCACTAGCATAGTCTACGCTTGATGTGATATCACGGACAGGTTCAAATTCGACTACAGGTACAGGATATGCGTAGCCATTTTCATCACGAACCATAACTACATGTGTGTCAAGTGCAAATAAGTCATGGTCAGTCCAGCCAAGCTCAGAGCCAGCACGACGTTGTGGACGAGTGAGTGGGATTTTCAATGCGTCATATACCGTTGTCAAAGTCAGGAAGCCTTGACGACGAAGTTTTTCAGATAGTGCGTTGTCGATGGATGCGATGAACATTTGGTTGTAGTTCAGGTCATCTTTAGCGAATTCCGCGGATTTGTTGAACAGAGTGTATTCCATCCATTGGCATTCGTCAGCGGCTACAGTTGTAACCTTCTTAGGATTTTCCTTGCCTTCTTCTTCAGGGCCAGCAAGCGTCTCTTGGCGTTCACCGATAAATTGCGCATTAGGGTCGTCAGGATATTGTTCCCGAATTTGCTTACGCAGACGGTGGTTAGCCTGAGTAGCTGTAGCAAGTGCAGAAGCAAGTAATGCGTTACGTCCAGTCAAGACATGGTATGAGCGAAGGATAGCGGCTGTAGATAAAGCACCAGCAGTAATAGCAGGGGCAAGCGCTTTGGTTGTGCGTAGGATTGTATCACCAATTGGTACAGGCATGTCGTTTTCACGCAGATATTCAACATCTTCAACAATAGTGTTGATCTTGTCTTTCGCCTTATATGCAAGGACAGCAGTAACACCGAAACCAACAAGTCCAGCAGCAACCATAATAAGCGGTTCTTTCTTCTTGTAATTAAATGCAAGAACTTCCATGTTTTCCTTAAATGTTTCCAAATTCCATTTAGCCATAATTTAAAATACTCCTTTTTATTTAAATAATTTATCCATAATCCAGCATACAACACTGAATAAACCAATAACAAACGCAAACTTAATAATAATGTATGCGATAAACCCAAGTAGGGCGAAGAATAAAATAGTTAAAATAAGACTTAACATATTAGTCCTCCTTAGCCACCTTTTCAGTAGCTTCCAGCGCTTTGTCTAGGGCTTTCTTACCGTTTTCAACCATAAATGGTACTACACCGAAGGCAACGATTTTAACGGCATTAAGTAAAAATTTCTTGTTCATTATGATTTCTCCTTTTCTTAAATAACTTCTACAGGCGGCAAAGCAAGTGTGTATTTACCGCGGACAGGAATGATACGGACACTATTGAGGTTGCGCCAACCGTATGAGTTATCCGTGTAGTTTGTGCTAGGCTGACCAGCGTAATCATAGTAGTCAGCAAGACGAGCATAGCCATAGTTCATAATATCGCTATTAAGACTGTCTAAGACAACCTTAGCGTCATTATGGGTGAACAGGTAGATTTCCTTGACACGGCCAGGATTGTTTACAGGTTGCGGTTCAATAACGCTTGTTGGGTGATATGCGCTTGAGTAATTTGTGTAGGTACGGCTCCCTTGAACACCACTACTACGCATAGGGTTATTCCAACCAGGTGAGTTGTTATATCGACCACGGTCTTCACCATAAGCAGCCATGTTCACACCTGTTGTGATTGAGTTTACAACGGTATCCTTAATCGCAGGCACAATAACCTCACGACCAAGATATCCAAAAATAGCACGTACGCCATTAGGCCCAATAAGACCTTTAACCAATCGAGTCATCAGGCTTGGCTTGAGTGGTTCGGTAGAAGAGCTAACAAGAGCTTTCTTCGGTTGACGCTGAGCCACATCAACTTTTCCATCATTGGGTGTAGCTTCTTGAGGCTTAGCAACATTCGTAGCTTGAATGTCGTTGTAGTTAGTTTCGGTCATATGTTCTCCTTTTCAAAAAAAAAAAATGAAAGTAGACTTTCCTTGTTTCCTGCTGGAATCAAACCAGCGCCTTGCAATTACTCATGTGCTCTCAACGTACACCAAGTACTCCAAGGGGTCTCCTTTCTATATAGTGCATGGTAAAAATTTTAAAGAATATAGGCAGAGATAAGAATGGCTTGTTTACCGTCTTCATATTCAGAAACGACGGTTTTGTGACTCTTAACCTTCAGCGGCATTCCTTCAATAGACACACGGTTGTCTGTAGTACCAAAATTCAATACCAAATCAGTAGCAGCTTGGTGGTCAATAGGATCAATTAGAATAGAGCAATGCGTGTCATCAATGTTTTTCAGTTCGTATGGGTATTTATCCAAATATGTTTTCTTCATCAAGTTCTCCTTCAAAAAAAAAAGAAAGAAGTGTAGATTACTCTACAACCTCTTCCGTTTCTTCAACAACTTCAGGAGTATTTTCATACTCTTCAAGTTCAGCAATTTCATAGTCGCCGTCAATTACATCGGCATCGAATTCTGCGGGCATCCCAGCATCGTATGCTTTCTTGCCAAGGAATCCGATAAGGGCAGCTCCTGCAATAGCTCCACCAATTTTCCATTTGTTAGATTTGACCCAATTCCAAGCTTGTTTAGCTTTTCCTTGTTTCTCTTCAACAACTGGTTGTTGGTCAACCATCGCAAGAAGTTTAGCCTTCTCTTCATCTGACAAGTTTTCAAATACGCTACCGGCAACAGCCTCTGCATTTTCAATAACTTCAGTAGTTTCTGCTTCTTTCAATTGTTTTACTTTTGACATATTAATGTCCTCCTTTTTATTTGTTCTATATAGTGGTATGTAAAAATTTTTATTTAAACTCAAATGTGATAATCCAGCGTTTGTACATATCGTTATAGTAATAACGAGGTCGCTTTATTTTAGCTGCAATCTTAGGATCTTTCAAATATAGTTGGAATAGATATTCTGCAATATCTTCCATGATATCCAAGTCATCTTCAATATGGTCATTAGCGCTGATAGGTAGAAGATTTAGCGCGATACCAGTATCATCTTGTCTGTTGTAGCAGATGCCTGTACGATATAAAGCGTTGACCAGGATTACATTGTTAGGGAATAATAGAATTTCGTTACTCATTTCTTTGCTCCTCCTTTTTCAATATATAAGATATCACCGGTGACCATATTACCGAATAGGAAATTCTTTTCGAGATTGGACGTCTTTGCGTATACAACATCGCCTTCCTCGATAGAATAGCCTTCGCCACCGTCTTTTTTGGTAAGCGCGGCATATACAGGGTCTCCTGCCCCTTTAAGCGTTACCTTTCCGAAGAAGCCGTATTCGTCTTTACTTTTATCATAAGCTGACATATCAACAGATACAACTTCCCAGCGTGTGACCTTATACCAGTCTTCGGCTTTCTTGAAATCTTTAGCATCTTCCAAGGTTATAATATCCGCATGCGGTGGGTGAGGGATAAAATACCAGACACCACAAGCAATGGCACCAATAGTAGCAATAGCAGCGATAATCAACAATAGTTTATTTTGGTTTTTGATTTTAAGGTTAAATTTCATGTTCATATCCTCCTTCGATAATGAATTCATCAAGAATTTTGTTTGCATTTTTGATTGACTCTTCAATATAAGATTTGTGGTCTGCGCCTAGTTGGGCAAAGTTATGACCACAATACCAATTACCGCCATACTCCTCTGTACACCAGTCAACCCATTCTTCGGCCGTCTCCATCATATATTGTGTTAAATATAGTAAGACAACAGCTTCGGTTGTGATGAAATGGATAAAGGACAAGTCGTTCATCTTTTTAAGACGCAACTCACGGTTCTTGGTTTGGGCGATACGTGCTGTACTTTCTGACATTAATTACCTCCTTTAGCTTGATGTAAAATCCGAATTATGTTATAGTAGCAATCACGAAAATACTCCATTTTGTATACAATAACGTCCCATGTGTCGTAGTTATTGACTCGGGGCATATCTGTTTTTACCATTTCGATACAGTTTTCAAAGTCAGCATCGGTTGGTGATAAATCAAAGTCTGTAATCTTAGTACGAATACGAGTAGTAATCTTATCGATACCATCCTGTCCAACATTGGTTATCGTGCGAACCTTGAAATAAGCGAAATATAAGCCTCTGATATCTTCCTCATACTTCTTGATAAGGTCGGAAGTATAATAATTTTGGATAATGACCATAGTTGAAATGAATATAATCTTAAACATCTCAAAATCGTATTCATTACATTCAAGATGGTTATCAGCCATAATCCCGAAAATATATGGGTAGAATAGCTTTCTAAAACCGATATCAGCTTCCATTAGGCTATAGATAGTAGGATAATTATCCTTATCGGCATACTGCATAAATATTACTCCTTTTATATTATACCCAAAAAAAAAAAGAAAGAAGTGTACATTAGTACAGCTTCTTAATAAAATTCTTTGCGCTAGACGTGAATAAGCCATCTTCGGCTTCATAATCCCTGATGATTAGGATACCCGCGATACTAGCGATAGCACCACCAACAGTAGTGATAATAGCCGCCTTAACCTGTGGTTCGAGTTTCTTTTCTTTACCTTGCATATGGCGGACTTTAATATCCGTCAATGTTTTGGTAAGAAAATCAATATCGTCCAAGACTTTGACTTCTTCCTCACTACCCGTTGGTACTTCAGCCAGTTGGGTATTCAGTTCATCGAGTTTAGCCTCGATAGTTTCTTCAATTTTAGCAACGTGTTTTTTCTTAAAAAGTTTCATAACGTTTCCTTCCTTTCTATATAGACAGTTGTAAAAAATTAAAAGAGCATTGTATTAATACTCTTTCTTCAATTTAGTTAGAACATATCTTGTAACCTCAAGACGTTCATTGTGTTTCGCGGCATCTTGTTCAACATAACCGTTTTTCACAAGCCTATCAATATAAGCTTCCTCCATAACAGCATATGCAGCAAGACAACGAAAACCAACAAATCTTAAAAATTTACGCATAATGTTTATACCTCTCTTTCTATTAGGAGAGTTGTAAATATTTATTCTTTCTCCTCCGCTCCACCGTCGGGCAAGTCCCTTGGATCCCAGTATATTACCAAACCAATACGTGGGGGTGTGCTACCAAAACCTAAACCATATTGTGGGCGGACAGTGTATCCGTTATCTTCAAGTTTGATTTGGATTTCATCAAAAATGAATTGCAGAGAGTCTCGCCATTCTTCATCTGGAACATCGACATCAGGTCTAATTGATTTTGCCAAAAGTCGAATACTGGTCGAGCCGAGTTCAAGATTCTCTAACCGATTGTTTAGCTTTTCATATACCTTACTTAAGTCAATACCAGACCTTACGGCACTACGTTTGTCTGCAATCATCTGTCTAATTTCCGCTGCTGTTTTCAATTCTGTCATTTGTTGCATCCTCCGTTTTTCCTAATGCAAGTTTAAGATTTTCGTATTTTTCCTTCAAATCGAGATATTCATCGTAGTAATAAGTAGCAACGTCATCTCGAAATTCCCATCGCTTCTTATACATATCGCGTTCCTCAGTTAGAGCCTTAACCTCTTTCTGATGCTTTTCTTCCAGCTCATTTATCTTCGTGCTAGTATTAACCTCAATTAGAGTAATACAGATCGTAACAAAAATCAGAGCCGAGACAATAACCGTCGTTAGTTCTTTCCATCTTGTCGACATAAATAATCCTTCCTTAAAAAAAAATAGGAGACCTTTGTAGTCTCCGTTAGAAAAATAGGTCTAAAATCCATAGACCCAATAAGAATTGCCACCAAGTCATATCCTTGTCTTCATTCTTCTTGTTCATATTATTTACCTCTCTTTCTATATAGATAGTTGTAAAATCTTTTTACAAAAAAAAAAGAAATGAGCGTATTAAACGCTCACAACTAGATATTGGCTATCATCGTCGTCTTCGTCAACATACAAAGCTACATCATAGCCTTTATCTAACAAAGCCGTATAGATAAGGTCAAGATTGTCTTGCAGTTGCTTAACAGCAAATCCTGTATGTGTTACTACCTTTTCGAGATTTACTCGAATATAGAATACATCTGGATTTTCAATATAAGCATCCGCAATAACACCCTCGACCTTATCTAACAGTGTAGATAAGCTACGACGAACTGCGTCACGTCTTTCGAAAATAATAGTTTCCAATTTAGTTTTTGTCATAATAAGTTACCTCATTTCTTTATTCTATATAGTGAGATGTAAAGTTTTGAAAAAAAAAAAGAAAACCGAAGTTTTCATTTTAGCGTCCAAATAACGCCAAGATGAATGCTCCGATTCCTCTTAGAATGCTAGTGAATCCATAACTTAAGATCCATAGTACCACCAATACAGTAATAAAGTATACCATTTTAATTCTCCTTTTATTTTACATTAGTATTCTATATAGTGAGTGGTAAAATTTTTAAAAGAAAAAAAAGAAAGGGTTGTAATAACCCTTAATTATAAATACAATACAATAACCTAAAGTATTTCCTAAAAATCATAGTCATCAAAGTATCCAATTCCTTAATAGACCGTCGTTCTTTAGACTTCTTAAATAACCCATCTGCTTTTCTCCATTTATCTATAGTAATAGTAAGTTTGCATAATAAAACCTCGAACTCTTGTTCCAAGTCCATATTATGTACAAAATCACCATTCTTTACATATCTGAATAGTTCAAGACAGTTATCTTTAAAAAGTAAAGCATAAACGATCTTCTGGAATTCACCTTTGCCACAACCATAATCGAAATAAAACTTTATGATATTGTTTGTTACTTTATTAACTTCCATAGTTATTTACCTCTCTTTCTATATAGACAGTTGTAAAAATTAAAAAAAAATGAGCGTTGTAGATTTCACTCACACAACGCCCTTAGGATCATTCGCGAAGCTTTTCCCCATACCACTCACCAAATATGTCACCCATAGCAATCCAGGCTTCTACGCCATTAAAATGTATTTTAGCCCAATGCCAGTCACATTGAGTTATGGTATCCAGAACTTCATACTTCTGATCAATCGTGCAGACACCAAGAGTCTCGGCTACTCGAGTTGGTTCTTTACGGACTACAATAGACATACGTGGAACAAAGAATTTAGGTTCCCAGTAAATATCCTCATATTCTTTAATCTTCTTCTTAAGAGTCTCTAGAGCTTGACGCATACCGCCTGCCCCAGTCCAAGGTTGCAGTACACCAAATATACGGATAAATACAGGAACTGCTACGTTCCAGTCATAATGCTTCAAATCTCGTCCGTGCGTCTCTTTGAATATCTGCTTCAAATATTTAAGATCTTCGGGGTGACCGATATAAGCGACTTCGTTCTCATCACCATTATAGTAATAGATTTTGTCCTTATGCCAGCCTTGAAGATAATCAAGTTTTGGGTCACCGCCCTCAATCCTAAATGTAAAATGGATAGCCATTAAGTAGCATTCTCCAGTTGTTTGATAATCTTGTCAAGAGTAGCCTTGATGTTGTTATCAGATGTTGTTGGTCTAAGTGCTCCAAAGATACGAATATAAACAGGAACTACATTATTCCACTGATAGTCCTTCAAGTCTCTGCCCGTAGTATCCTTGTAGATAGACCTTAGATATTTCAATTCTTCGGTGTTGTGAACTGGTTGAATTTCATTGACAGCACCATTGTAATAATACACGGTACCGGCACTCCAGTTCGGGTCACCTTTGATTTCAAATGTAAAGTCCATTGTTTCTCCGTTCGGTTGAGGGGCTTCAGGAGCTGGGCCACCGGCACCAACATCGCCATCGATACCATCAGAATAAGGAGGATATGTGAAGCCAATAATAGTCTCAGCACCACCGCCTAATGTCCGTGTACGATAACGTGCAGGGCCGCCGCCTAGTCCGCCATCTACGTTCTGCTCAATAGTTTGGAATCGTCCTGCGCCATCCGGATTGGATATAACAAGGCCTGTATGCCCATAACCATGATAGGATACTCGCATACAGAATATAGCGCCAGCACGAGGGGCGGTAGCACCAGTTGTGAGCCAACCATTCCCTCTACCAGCGTTAAGCATATCTATACCGTTACCACGCATCGACCGCCCAAAGAATTTCTGGGCAATCATATTAGGTAAGTCCACACATTGAGCACCAAAGGCACCGTCTGCGTCAACCCCAATTCCTCTATCGGCAATACTTCTAGCCCAGTTAATTACTTCAGCTTTGGTCGCCATTATAGTCTCCGTTGTATAGAATTCCTTCTCGGTCAGACATTATAACTTTTGAAGCAAGTTTCGCATCGAGTTCCTTAATATAGGTGTTGCCTCGAAGCTTCTGATAATCAGCGATAATATGTCGGGTCATAATATATTTTTCGTCATAAGTAAATTCCGTAGAATTGTATATAGCGAGATATTCCGAACGTAACATAGACCGCTTAATCGAATTCAACTTATCATTTTGCTCATTAGCATAACGTTGCTGACGTGCGACATCTTCTTCTTTTTCCTTTTTAACCTTATCAATATACATATTAACACTCCTAGTTAGTAAACTGATAAGGGCAATAATAAAAAGAGAAAGGCCCGTTAAGACCTTCTCATCCATCAATAATCTCTGCATTATCTATGTACGCTTCCTAAGTGTATGGTTTATTCTTTTTCCTTTGGTGTGTCGTAACCCAAAGCTTGAGGTGAGTCACCGATACCTTTAGTAGTAGGGTCAGTCACAACACCAAGAATAACCAAGATAAGTACAAAAGTGTTCACACCGTCTTTGATGTTAGTAGGGATTGTAAGTCCGAATTGTTGAAGCATCAAGAATACTGCTGAGATAAGAGCAATAAGAGTAGCGCGGTTTTGAAGACGAAGTTTAAGATTAAGTTTCATAAGTTATATACCTCTTTTTCTTTATTTTGAAATTTTAGTGATTAGCGCGGGGGTTAGGCCAAGGCCATGCTACCCCAACGCCGTTCCGTTCGTTAGAACCATTCTTGTAGAATGTTTGGATTGTATCAGCGGCTGCATATGTGTGTTCACGAATAAACTGAACCAATACCCGGTTGCCTGTACCAAAGGAGTTGTTGATGGTAGGGTCTTCAATAGCAACGACATCGTTAGCTTTATAGGTCTTACCTACAACAGCGTCTGGTACAAGCTTAAGCAATGCGCCATACAATACAGGGTCGATTGGGTCGTCGCCAGTATAGTCCTTAGTAACGGCGTAAATAGTAAATACGTCGATAAGGGCTTGTAAGCGGTCGACCTTCTCGTCAGTCTCTTTGATTTTACGGTCTGTAAAGTTCTCAGAGAACAAGATAGCCAGCGCGTCATCAAACAATTCATCGTTAGACTTGTCGATTGATGTTGGTGGCAAGTTAATTGGGTGGAAAGCGCCTTCAGCATTCCCTAATACAACACGAGTTGCTAAGGGTTTATTGTCAGCACTATATGTGAGTGATTTTGATTGAAAATCTAATTTCATTCTATCTCCTTATTTGAGCATTAGCTCCGCCAGTTGCAGGTGCTGTAGACTCTGCAATCCAGCTAGCATGACCACGATACACACGGTTACCACCTGAGGTAGACTCCGTATGAGCAATAGTCCCATCGGCGTTAAATGACCATAAGGCCGGTGCTATAATATTAGAACCCGAATTACGATAGAGTACGACTTGGGTATTCACCATAGGTTTGAAGCCATTTGGTATACGTTCTCCAAGTTTAGCATTCTCAACATTGATATTAGGGTTAGCGATAGCTGCGATATCAACTGTAACAATACGACCGCGCTTCTGGAAAGTAGCCTTAATGCCCCAGCCGATTGGAACGTTCTCCAAGTAATAAACCGGGGTGTCTTCGCCTTCATAGGATTTCCAAGGTTGCCAGATATTTCTTACCTTAACCCGATATCCTGTCCAGTTTCCATTATACCCGTATGCTTCTTGAAAGACATAAGAGGATAGGTTATGAGAAATAACCCGGATATAAAACCATTCGTCTTTTGCAGGAATATTGGTGGGTCTGAGACAACGATAGAAACCAGTTGCTAAAATATTATTTGCATCATATCGCTCAGCCAATACAATCGCTTGTCCGCTGTCTTCAGTCAATGCATGAGTAGACAATTTCTTGTTATTAACAAAGACATCACCAGCAATATCTAAAGCACCGCGTTCCCGAACCTTGTTTATACCGACACCGAATGGGTCGTCTGTACGATGAACTTTGATAGTACCGACAACTAAGCTCTGGTCAGCCTTATTTCCAAAGGCGTCCTCATAAAGAATATAAACGGAAAATGAATTACCGGTAGAATAATCAGCGGTTAAGTCGACTATCGCATCGGCGTCATTTATACCGAATATACTTACGAGGTTGCCTGAGGTGTCATTGACCGTAGTATTAGTCGTGGTATTCTTTACAGTAACAGTACGCCTACCAGCATTGACGTTTCGGTTCTGGTCATCGAATAACGGGAACGTTCGTCCATTGAGGTAAAGTCGAAGCTTCTTCTCATCATCATTACGGCGGTCAACACGAGCACTACAAACTGGAGGAGCGTAGTTGTCGATTTGAATAACCTTCTCAAAGGCTGCTGATGTCAAACCACGAGAGTCTCGGATTGTGACATTTAGGACGTGTTTACCACTTGTATTGATGTTGTTGAGAATAACGTTTTTACCAACGACTTCTCTAAGAACCTTAGCATCCTGCATAAGTCGAACCGTCATACCATCATCGGGTATAGTCGCACCATACTTGGTTTCGAAGTCGCCCAGTGTCACCTGTATCTCAGATAAAATACGAGCATATTTCAAGTTCTTAAGAAGTTCTTTACACTTAGCGTGTTGTTCCTCTGTATTGATACCCTTTATAACAGGTTTCTCGGTATCCGGTATACGCAGTCTAATTTGTGAAGCAGACCGACCTGTTTCGATGGTCGTCCCATTACGATATGTGATTAGCGTAAGAGTCCCAACACCCTCATTAGCCTCTTTAAACTGATTAGCCAGATCCAAAGGAGGGGTCCATGTCGCAGTGTCTCTCATCAGGTCGATTATCTTTGTATCGACGTCACCGAAGCGCAACCATACAGTATTATACATCTGATCTGATTTACGTCTTGCAGTGAAAGTAATCGGCTGTCCGAGAACCCCACGATAGTCGCCCATTGGTTCAGAAGCACGAGGGATATCAGGTAAGGGATATGATCTAACGCCTGTATCTATCGGTGAAGCAAATCCTGCAAAGGAATTATCACAAGATAACTTCACCCGAACATAAGCATTTTGCTTACCGTCAGGATTGTGACGGGCTTTGAAATCATAGGTACCTAGATAAACTTCACTATTATATCCTGGAGTACCAACATGCTTAACCGCGGCCTGACGATCTCCACCATTCCAGGCTTCAACTGTTACATTACCGTCAAATGTCCATAAACCTATTTTAAGCCAGACATCAATACGGACGGTAGATGAGTTGTCAGCTTGGTTTACACCAATATGATATGAATCAATACGAACGCCATATCCCTTGTCGCCCCAGCTTGTCCAAGTTGCCATCTATATTATCCTACCCTTCTATATATTTTGTAATATTCCGTGTAGGATCAGATGGATCCTGGAATGTAATAAAGCGACCGATTTGAAGACTTAATGTGAAAGCACCCGAGTCAATGTTAAGCCGTCCTTGAGCGATTGAGGCAATCTCTTTACCAGCAGACATAAATGAAATACGGTTAGGCGTAAATACCAGCCGTTCGCTATTATCCTGCTTACCGATAGAGAGGCCTTCCTCACTCTCAACTACTTGAGTTGTGATGAATTCACGAATATATGCATACTCGCCGAACTGCTTAGACGCCTCAGACCTTAAACGAGCAGACATTACACGTAAGGACTCTTCCGCCGCTTTTCTACCAGCCTCATCCGTATCACGAATACGTTTAATTAAGTCCGCCCAGTCTGTAGATACCTTTCTCATGATATCGTCATTCAAAGCCTTTAATGCTTCGTCCTGAGCTTCTTTAAGTAGACGTTGCTGCTCTAATACAGAGTCTGAGTTGGCCTTACGTCCTAATTCGATAGTTGTCTCAAGAGGGCTTGGTTCATACGGTGTAGCATGATCGCCTTCTTCAAGCTTAAACCCACACACCTGAACCTCAAATAACTCAGTGTTGGTTGCAAGTACTGTAAAGTAAATACGAGCGGCCTTAGGGTCGTTATCACCCATCTTAGTTGGGTCGAATTCAAAGGTCTTAGATAACCGTACCCATTCGTTGGATATGATATAATCTGTTAAGAAATCCCCGAATATAGACCAGTCCTTCAGCATTGGATAAATATACATCTTAGCAGTTGAAGCACCGCTAATCTTCCTAGCATAGCAAGAAATGGTGTACTTAGTTCCAGGTTTGAGTTCTACACCTTTGTAGTCACCACCATACCAACATACACCAATATTCTTACCAGAAGAACCGGCTTTGTTTTTAAACCTAACACCAGTAGAAACAGAAGCAACTGGTGGGTCTTGGATTTGAGTATATCCGAATTCAAATAACGCATGGTTTTCCGAATGCGAATAATATCGGTCTTGATTTGCATAGTTCTTAGATACTGACATAGCGTTTGTGTCTAAGAGCAAGTTTTCACCGACTTGGCCATCACGCCCTGGTTTCCCATCTTCTACGTCGGTGATCGTGATCTGACCACTAGATACAACAACCATTTGTTTCCTTTCTATTTTGTCTCAATGGCTACGGAAAATGTAGCACGGTTTAAAACATCAGCATTGGTTAAATTAAAGCCTTTCATTCTAGCCTGAGGTTTCTTAGCCCATTCTTCATCGGCAACCCCATTCGCTAAAATCTTAGTCCACCTGTAAGCGAACCCTTCTCCTTCAGTATCAATCTCCTCATCGTTACGATATAGCTTTGCCGTAATACGAGTGTCGATAATACCATTCTTAAACGTATCGCCATTACTAGAATGAACGACGGTTAAGATTGGAGAAATGCCATCACTTACAGTTGAGAATGTGATATCCTGGAACTCAACTACTTCACCCCGAACCAGAGCCTGAACCGTAATAAGCGCACGACCACTAGTCCCAATATTAGCCTTGGATACAGTGAATTTATCCCCTCTACCGGCTACTTGGTTGTCTATGTAGTACACATATTCAGCTTCAGTAAACTCGCTTGAGCCCTTGTATAAGGTAGGAATAACGTCACAAGTATCAGAGACTTCTCGGAACATGGTAGGGCCTGTCACTTTTACATTCATTTTGAAAGGTTGCGCATCGGCCACCATCTGAGCCATTGCTTTGCTAAGAACGGAATTATTCGTAGGTCTAGTAGCGATAACATTAGACAAGATAATCTTAGTCTTCATTGGGTCTGTTGAGCATCGCACCATCTCAGTGACACGAGCTCTGATCAGAAGACCCCCAGCGAAGTGCTCGTCAGTTAAGAAGATAATATCGCCAATACGGATATCGTTACGTTGTAGAACTACCGCTGAGTTTAACTCAATCTCCCATGTTGTAACGGGATACATGTAGTTCTTAAGCATCTTAACAGCATAAGCCCAGGCTTGTTTGTAATCCGTGAATTCGGTCTTTACATCACGTACAATCCAGTTATCACAGTTCTCACGTTTGTTTAGTGAGGGGTATAACCTAGCAGATATAGGAGCGTAGATTGTCGTAGCATTACGAGTACAGTAAATCTCATTATGCACACCATCAGCAGCCTTAACTTCTCTAGCCTTGGGTTGTTTGATGTAGTTACCGTCTTTGTCACGGATACGGATAGCGGAGAAGAGGTTGGTTTTATCCTCTTTCTTCACTACCGATATAATATCCCGACCCATCTCAAGACGAATATCAGTACGAACTCGACCTAGACCATCTTCACGGTCATCAGCAAGAGCACGGGACTTGTAGACATTAAGCTCATACTTATCGATTTGTCCACCTTGATTAAGATAGGTTCGAATATCCATCTCACAGTCAAACGCTTCAACGAGCTTGATAATACGGGCTAGACAAGTGTCGTCATCAGACTCAAACTTAAGAGTAAGCTTGGTGTCACGAACGTCGCAACGACCCAAGTCGATCTTAGTAAACCTGAATAGGTCCATAATATCAGCGTATTCTAAAAACGTATGCGCTTCTTTTGCCTCGTATGCTCGAACCTTCTCATTCAGAAGCTCAAGATTTGCTGAGTTACACTCGAACTCAATAGTAGTATTAGTTTCTTTACGGTTTATAACACTGAATACATAATCTCGCCCATCGTCTTGGAATGAGATATAGCAATCAGAGGTCATCTGCTCAACTCTAGGGTTAAGTTTACCGTTCAGATACTTATCAACCTTAAAGTTAAAGGTTGAGGAACCCTTACCACAGTATTCATGGAACTCTTCGTCGTAATACTTAAGAGAACCAGGGACATCATTGTTTATATGATCGATGACGTTCATAGCGTTGTCATGAACGGTCAACTGCCATGCAGGTTTTGCAATCATTTTGAAGTTTTGGCTCTCCTTTCTTACAACCAGGCTTCGTCCCATTCCACAGTCACATCCGGTGCTTGTTCACAGAAGTCAGATGAATGAACTTCTAGCTTAGACTCACCTGGAGGGATTGAGAAGTAGCGGGAACCGTTGATAAGGTCTCCTGCCGCCGATACACCAACCTTAGAGGCTGCTGGATTAGCCACAAATGAGACTTTACCTTGTTCCATGTCTACTACAACCTCACTACCCTTAGCATACTTGTTAGGGACTAGGTCGTAACGTTCGGCATTATTCTTAACGAAGCGAATGGACTGGATGCATAAAGTATCGAGCGAGCCTACACCATCTCTTTCGCCTTTATAACGCCCAGCCATAACCCAAATCTTAGTACAAGTTAGGTATTCTTTAGACGGGTCGTTTAATGTCTTAGGGATGCCGTTATAAGAGAAGGTTAGTTTAGGGCCTTCTTTGATAATATAAGCATCACCAGTACGACTGTTAAAGGCTACGTTTGGTCGAGGCGTACCTGGTTCGTTGTTGTTAGAACCAAAGCTGTTCATCTCACGTTGATAAGTAGCATCTGAGTGGATGTCCCCTAGTGAGAATGATTGCCATGTGATTTCCCCTGAGGTATCCGGCTTCTCGATAGTATAAGCACAAATAACATGATTGTCATCTGTAACAAACATAATTGAGAGTGCGCCAGTTTGACCAAAGGCAGACGCCCAGACTTTCATATTGAAATCGCAACGCCAGTCCTTAGCGCCTTTTACGCCAGTCTTGTCGTTAGGGAGGACGTATTCGTAAATACCACAGCCCCAATCGCGACCGACACCCTTACTACCCTGACCATTCCAATGTAGACCAGGAGCAGGATATGATTGACCACCAAGACCTTTCTCACGCCAACCAAGTTTAAGTCCACCGATTTCCCCATGACTAGCAAAAGGTAGAGGTGAAATGTTCTGGTATCGGCTAGAGACTTCTGTAAACTTAGCCCATTCAGCCTTATCTTCGGGTTTAATGTCTATTAAAGTATGTGATTGGTTGAACTGACCTGAGGCAACCCGAGTACCTGCAACATCAGCTAGACTTGTACCGATTTCCATAATACCGTTCTGGTTTACAAGCCCAATCCAACCATTGTCAGAATTGTTATGAACCCTAATCTTAGGGTAAGCCGGAGCAGACCCTGTATTGTTTAGAGTTATTTTGACAGTTTTCCCTTCTTTAGTGAGGGTTCCAATGTCGGCACTTCTTGTTGATTCGTTGAGTACCTTAGTAACTTCTGAATGAAGTAACCCATCCGGTACATCAAACGCGATTGAGACAGTAACCTTACTAGACTTGATATCTTCCGAGAATTTAGTAACCCCAGTAGTGACTGCCATGTAATACTTACCATCTTGGTCATCAAACTGCAACTTCTTAGGCCCATTAGGGCAGTCTAGCACTCTAGCCAGCTTAGTTCTAAGGGCTAAGAAATCAACAGGTCCGCCATGTAGAACGGCCTCCACGTTGATAGGATAGGTTGCTCTATGAGCTGAGACCCAAGTCTTACCAAAACGACCGACGCCGGCAGAATACGAATGTTCTAAACCGGCACCAGCGTTACGTTCAACTTTAGTTACAGCATCAAAGAGTTTACCGATATCAACCGCTTCGGCACCCTCACCAAAGATTATGGAGAAATAGTTCTCATCTCTCATATCGTTGGTAATACTCCATCTAACATGTTTAGTCGATCGTTATAGGAACGTTGCGCATCAGCCATACCTGGAGCAAGCGCCCGATTAACGAGGTCTTTATCCATAAATACAGGACTGACACGGTCTTGAGCAAGAAGCTCGTTACCAACAGCTCCAACTTCTGCAAGAGTCTCAAGCTTACGATCAAGAGCATTAAGACCCTTAACTACTTCATCAATAGAATATCTATTGCTTGCTTGCGCCCTTGTAGCAGGGTTAAGCGCAGAGTAATTTACTCCGCCTGAAAGGTTAAGCGAACCAATACCGCTCCAGTTATATCCATCGAGATTTGTAGTATCTAGAACAGGGGTAATGGTTGGGTTCATATCCATATTCTCATCCAGATATCCGGTCATAGTCTCCATAGAAGACTGAACGAATTCGTTGACCTTATCCATGTTTGAGGAAATAGCTTCCATAGATTTAGTAGAACCTAAACCTCCAGCAAATTCCTTAACAATAGCAAGACCTGAACGGAATACGCCACGCCATCCGTCACCAGAGAAGACCCCTTCTTTGGCTGGAGATTGTGGTTGGTGATGTTTGACCTTGGAGTTGACCTTAGCCATAGCCTCATCAACTGCCTTAAGAGCTGCTTGGGAAGCAAGACCTCCAGCAAAGGCCTTAGTGATAGCCTCACCAGAGTTAGCTGCAGTACCAGTACCTTTAAGACCGCCTTGCGCTGCCTTATTAACCTCTCCCGCCGCCTTAGACGCTTTACCTTTATTCTCATCAGATTTAAGGTTATTGGCATAAGATGTAACGGACTTATCAGCCGAGTCTTTACCGTCGAACTTCATAGCCTTCTGAGCGGTATCAGCAACCGTCTTAGCTGAACTTTCAGCGGTAGTCTTACCATTACCGATAGTATTACTATAGTTAGTCATACCCGTACCAGCAAGATTAATACCAGGAGCAAAGTTACCTAAAGTAGTATTTAGGTTTTGTTGGGTTGTAGTTGCCTTAGCATTTACATCACCTGACATCTTGTCCATAGATGCCCCAACTTTGGTGTTAGCATCATCAACAGCCGCTGCTGCTTTGTCGCCCATACCTTCGATCGGTTTAGCGTACTCATCCATGTTCTCTTGAGAGATACCAGCGAAATCACCGGATGCCAGCTTATCCAACATCTCTTGATTGATTTCACCAGTCTTAACTCCAGCCAAAGCTTTGGTCACATCTAGTTGACCACCCATATGTTCGTTGAGTTTGGTGAATGCCGAGCTAATAAGACCCGCATCGAAGCCTTGGCCGTCACCGGAAAGACCTTCTTCAACAGCCTTCTTAACTTCACCCCCGCTTTCCTTAGCCTTTTCCTTAGCCGTAAGAACACCGTTCGCATAATCAAATCCAGCCGCTTCTGCGATATACTTGATTTGGTTCTCAGACATACCTAGTTCGGCCATCTTGGACAATAGTTTACCTGCTTCTTGTGCAGAAATTGAACCATTTTGAAGTCCTTTGATGAATTCTTGAGGGCCTTGAATACCAAGTTGTGAACAGTAGATACGGAAGGTATCTAGACCATCTTTACCGGATGCAGCAAAGCGACGAGCCGCCTCAGCCTCTTCTGGGCCAAGCGCATCCATAGTTTCAATGGCTTTCTTAATACCGTCTTCGGTTGCGATTGACGGATAGTCCTTTAGGTCATCCAGAGATTTACGCATTGCGTCTGACATACCCTTAAAGGCATTATCGACATCGGGAATCATCTCTTTGAACTTATCTCCGATAAGAGGAAGATGACTCATAGACTCAAGCATAATCTTGGTCATGATACGCATACCTTCTAAGATAACCTCGGTTAAGGCCTCCATCATCTCCAGACCAGCCATAACAAGAACGTTCTTGTTATTTCTAATCCATTGAGCTACTTGTAAGAGCCCTTGTAAGAATGCGTCACAGAACTTAGTAAACCAACCAGGCATGGCTTCAGTTAATTTAATAACTGCCTCACCAGCAATTGTTACAAGTACTTCTGCAATCTGGGCAGACATGGTAAGAATACCTTCAAGGAATCCGGTCATCAGGCGAATACCAACTTGGATAATACGTCCAATATTACCTTCAACTCCTTCGATAAACCCGACTACAATACCGGTCACAACACCAGCCGCAACACGCCCCATATCATCTGCACCTTTGGCCGCTTCTTTGAAGAACTTAGCGACGTTTTCGCCACCTTCGGCACCAAGCTTAGATGTAGTGGTTATCATATCATTCATAGCTTGAATGAATCCAGTAGCGGCATTAAGGAACCCGGCTAGAGCGTCTGCGGCGACTTTTACGCCTAGACCAAGAAGCAAGAAACTTCCGGCCAACACAGCCACGCCGACCATACCCATTGTAGAATTTCCAAGGATGCCACCGATAACAGCAAGACCGGCTACAATAGCACCTAGAACCGCAACTTTAGTCCAAATATCATCCACTGGAATTTGAGTTAGCATTTGCATACCGAGTGCTGCAACAACCAATGCGCCGACAGCCACTCCCATAGCAATAAGTCCTTGGGTCTTAATCCGCTCACTAAGTTTAGCTAGACCAATGAAGCCAAGCATAACAGCGCCTAAGGCAACGACCGCGGTAACGACATGTCCTAGGTCTGTATTCATCTGACTCAGGATAAATAGACCTGATGCCGCTACTACGACCTCAGCCGCAATAACCCCGAGACGCTTAATGCCGTGGGACATACCATCTCCAGCTACAGCACCATCTCCAAGTTTAGCCGCAAGAAGTGAGAATAACCCTACAACAATTGTAATACCACCTAATGCATTCATGAACGTATCAGGGTTAGGCATCTTACCTAATTCTCCTGCAAGTTCTGACATCATTTTGAACAAAAGTATCATACCGCCGAACATCACAAGAGCGTTCTTAGCGAATGATTGTTTACTGTTGTCAAGTTGGCCAAATGCAAAGGTCATGGCTGCCATAACACCAAGCATGGCTAATACAGCCGCACCACCCTTAAGTAAGACATCGGTTTTCATCTCACCGAGGGTCTGTATGGTAGCGGACATCTTCTTAATAGCAGACGCCATAGCACTAAAGGCGAATACTGAAGCAAATTTGGTTCCTTGCATCTTAGATGTTGCTAATACAACAGCCGTGATACCAAGAACAATAGCCGCCATGCCGGAAATACCCTTGAGTAATGTCGGAATATCCATAGAACCGAGGGCGGCAATTGACGGAACAATATTCCTAATCGCATACGCTATACCAACAAAGGTTAAGAACGTTACCGCAATCTTCTGAGTACCACGAACGGTATTACCTTGGAGTTTATTCATGATAGCCATTGATGTAAAGATTGCCCCTAATAGGAGACTAACACCAATGATACCCTGTAGACCCTTCTTCCAGTCCATATTACCCAATAGAGCAACAGAGGCTGTAAGTAAGAGAATCGAACCAGCGATACCCAACATACCGAGCATGGCTTGTTGCATATTGCGAACTCTAGCAGGGTTGAACTTCTTGGTTGTCCTGGATAGTGTGAGATAAAATACCTCAAATACCACTAGAACCCCAGCCAAACCACCGAGACCAACTAAGAGCTTATCGGCAGGAATAGTTGAAAGGAGCCATAATGACGCCACCAATACACCGATAGCAATAGCCATAGCCTTGATGTTTTGGAGACGGGCTTTTGCCCGGAAGAATGAACCAATCCAACCAAACATAGCGGTAAGTGATCCGACTACAGTCTTAGGCCCGTGCGTTAAGCTTTTGAAGAAATCGCCGAACATATCTTTCATGGTAAGAACACGTTTGCGAGTATTCCAAAGAACTGCGATCGCCGCTGCTAAAGTTAAGATACGTCCGATAGACTCAGAGTTCTCTTTGGTAAATGGTTTAAGTGCTTCGCTAAACATGTTGGCCATAAGCTTGGCCATGTCGCCGATGGTCTCAAAGATACCTTGGGTTTTATTATGGACATGATCGACGTCGTTGCTAAGTTCATCAATACCTGCTTTAGCGCCCTTCATTTGGCTTTGACCGAAGTCAAGAGGCGATTTATCGTCAGCATGAGCGGTTGTTACACCAAATAGCTTAGTAAACGCATCCCATACATCTTTAACAGACTCGATAACCTTACCAAAGGTCTTACTGATACCGTCTCCGATTTGTTTAACAGAGTCGCCGAAGTTCTTAAATGAGAAATCAACACCCTTAAAGTTAGATGAGAAATCACTAGCAAACTTCTTGACGTTATTCCAAATATCAATAAGGAACTTCTGCACATCTTCTGGTAGAGAACCGAAGAACTGTTTGAACCATGGGCCAAATGTTGACTTAAACCAATCGATAATTCCAGAGAATGTATTCTTGAAATCATCAAAGATTTTAGTCATAGTTGGGCCGTGGACGGTTTCACCTAGACCTTTCCAGAAAGCACCAAACCAACCGCCAAAGGTTTTGAGCGTGGTTTTATAGTTAGTAAAATCAACTTTAGATTTACCCAGTTCGGTCTTAATATTATTGGTCATTTCGCCGATAAGATTTTTACCATTGGTCAGACCTTCAATAGCGAGTTTAACCACACCAAGTTCGCTAGCCCATTTACGGAATCCGTCAATAGACTTAACGATACCTGGAATAAATCCATCGGCAAAGTTAGCACTCAGAGTTTGTTGGATTTGCTTGAACCCGTCGGCCAAATCTGAGAACTTGAAATTGCCGATACTGAAACCGGCCAACTTATTACTCAACCACTCAAACGCTTGACCTACTGCGTCTACAATAGGTCTAAGGAATGAGAATGAGAATTGGACTTTATCTAATTTATCGGCATATTCTCCGAGTGAAGGCCATGTCTTACGAACGACATTACCCAATGATTGGAAAGAGAATGTAGAGTTTTCCAACCATTTTGACAATCCGGCACTTCCTTTAGAGATAGACTCGAAAGGATTAGACGCAAAGCTAGCAAGACCGGATTTAATCTTACTAGTGTCAGGCATATCGAACTTGAGTCCTTTAAACATGCCTGTAATGTTGCTAGGGATTAGAGAACCCCAGTTAAGGTTCTTATTAAAGTCTTTCCAGCTACGGATTTGCCCATTAATGACACCATCCATATTCGCGTTGAACTGCGCCCAGAAAGTCTTGTAGTTAGTTTTCATAGTTCCGGAGAACGTATTCCAGTCACTACTCATCTTATTCAGATTTTGACGCAGTTTATTTCCGAACTGTCCAGCAGAACTACTCATGTTATGGGTCGCTTTGTTGAAATCAGAGAAACCAATAACGAAATCACCCAGCATCTTACCGAATACCGGGAAGCGTTTCATCGCAGTGCCTACACCAAAGGCCCAGTCGTTAAATCCTTTATAATTCTTATCAAGTGTATTATTAAGAATCTTAAACGGACTCATGAAATGAGCAAAGAAAGTTCGAATATTCTCCCTGGCCTCACGAACACCTGGTATTAATAGTAGGACTGTTTCCCCAAACTTCTTAAGGAAATCAATTACCTTACCGATACCATTTGGAATAGAGTCGAATACGCCCATCCAAACTTGAGCGAACTTACCAAGATATTCATTGACTTTAGCCCAGAAACCATGAACAGCGTTCGCGATAGTATCGAATACTTTACCAGCTTTCTCAAAGTTAATAAACTTACTGATAACCGTCTCGATAGTTCGAATAACCGAGCTTACAACGCTAGACAACATACCCAAGAATAATACAAAATTCTTGAACATATGGTCTGGAATAAGGAGTTCGATAATCTTAAGCTTCGCGCCTAACTCAGCAAGAATCCATTTGATTACACCAAATACGGTCTGGAAGATTTGTTTAAATGCTTCAGACTCAGCGGTTCCAATCTTAAGTTTTTCAGTTAAGCCTTGGATTAATCCAATAAGCTTTTGACCAAAAGAAATCGTATGGTTATCGCCGAATACCGTACGGAAAGCTTCTCCGATAGGTTTAATAATCAAGCTAAGAGAGTTAAACGCAGTCTCCATGAGCTGGATAACTTTCTGACGACCGCCAAGGTCTACAAAAGATTTAGCAAATTCTACGGCCTGATTACCAGCCTTAGATAAGGCATTAGCCGCCAAATTACCCCACTTAGTCCAGAAAGCAGTTACTTCTTCACTACCAGCCTGACCAATAAGGGTTTCCCAGAAACGAGCCCATACACTAGTTACCTGGTCGGCAACGGCTTCAGATACTTCTCCAAGTGTATGAAATTCTTCCGCCATCTTAGACAAAGTGTCATCATTAGCCAGTGTCTCCAATGACTTGATAAGGACTTCATTAGTTAACCAGCCTTGTTGAAGTGAGTTACGGAACCCTTCAGACATATCGACATCTTGACCTAATGCCTGAGCAGTCTCCAGCAAAATATCTTTAAACCGCTGAGTTGCCATACCAGCATTTTCAACTGATACCCAGTTCTGAGTATTCATCTTACCCATTTGTAGGGCTTGTTGTACACCAAACTGCAATGACCGGTTAAAGCCATCTGTTGACGCACCAGCAGAAGCCGCTAGGTTACCCCAACCCTTCAATGCCGTAGTTGACTCTTTAAGACCAACACCAGCGTTTACGAACTGGGCCAGGGAGCCATGCATCTGCTTAACTGAGTATTTAGTAGTTTCTGCATAGTGTTGTAGGTCATCTAGGGAGTCTGTAATGTTACCCATCTCAGAACGACCCAATGCGGCAACCAGCATATTTACTGAGTTAATCTTATCTTCAAACTGTCCGAAACCTTGTTTTACTGGTGCAATAGCATTCATAACACTACGCCCAAGGTTTGTCGCGATAGATAAACCAGCTTGAACTGCAGATGCTGCGATATTACCCAATGCTACCGTAGCGATAGATTGTAGGAAACTAAAACCTTGCCCGGATTGTTCCACACGGTCGCCCATCTCTTCTATAGCCTGTGCTGCTTGTTGGGTGCCACTAGATACGGGAGAAATAAACCCTAATACGCTGGACGCAAAGGTTCCAAATCCGCCCGTAGTACGAGTTAGAGAACCGGCTACTTTGTCAAAAGCTCCGATAAATACGTCACTAATTTTAGGCGCTTTATCCATCAGCTCAATCAGAGATTTAGAGAGACTTTTGGCAGATTTCTCGATATTGGTAAAACTAGATTTACCATCAGATTTACTTAGCCCTTTATCCAGAGCTTCAAGAGAACTCAAAGACTCCTTCAGACCTTTCTTGAACTGTTCATTATCAATACCGAGTTTGATAAGACGTTCTTCAATTACTTGTCTACTCAACTATTTTTTCCACCTCCCTCATAACCTCTTTCGCTATATCATCCACGATTGGTGATACAAAATTATTAGCAGGAACATAACCACCCGTACCGGTACCGTGCCCATTAACAATTAAAACCACCAACGGCGTACCATCAGATACTTTCTTAGAATTAGAATAGTATAAATTTAAACCATTTTGACTATTTTCGACTTCTATGTCCCATGACGAAGCTGTACTTCCTGAACGCTTAGGTGTAGCAGAGATCAGCCGACTAAGACCTCTTGAACCTATACTGTTAAGGATAGCTGCAGTTTTATGCATAGACTCCGCATTAGACAAGGAAGACTTAAGGTTAGATTTTCGGCGGACGGAAGTTACCTTGATTCGCATTTAATCTAGCCTCCTTCATTTGTTGTAGTTTGGCTAGACGTTCTTGGTTAATACGGTCGTATTCAGCCAAGGTCTGCGCCTCTGTTTGTTTCTTCTTAGGTGCGTTGAGTTCACCTATTACATTAAGAAGAGTCAATAGTCTATGTAGGTTCCAGGTTTCACATTCGAACGGGATACGAGCGTTAGCCATATAAGCATAGATTACTTCAGAGGTCATAATCATACCTTGTTTATTACCCTGGTCGTTCTGCTTAATAGTCGTTGCTGTAGGATTGTCGTTCAGATACATGGATAGTTGGATTACAACATCTTCAGTTAAGTCTGAATAATCGATATCCTCTTCACACATCAGAATAAAGTAGTCGTAAAGCTCTCCAGTGGTCTTTTCTTCTCGAGTTAGAAAAGGCTTGCGATAGATCGACTCCCATTCAGTTAGCGTTTTAAGACTATGTTCGAAATGCAATGTCTTTCCTGGCTTAATAAAGAACGTATTTGTCTCTTCGTTAAAGAACTCCCGATCAGGAGTATCTATAATCAACATAAATATACCTCCATCGAGATAAAAACAAAAGAGAGGCGTAATTTTTTACGCCAAACCTTTATTTTTTCTTGAGCTTAGAAACTTTCTCAGGAACAGTTCCTTTATTTGGATCGCCGACCAAAGCGCCAAAGAATTTCTGAGTTTCTTTTCCGCCTTCAGCTACGTCTACCATCATGCTAACCATAAGCTCTGAATATGCTTCAGAATTTACGAAGTCTTCCTGAAGCTTCTTGTCTTTACGGAAGGTACGCCCGTCCTCTGATGAACGTTCGCCGTATGCCAATTTAAGCACTGACTCAATAAAGTCGAAGATTTCATCCACGTCTTCACGAGCAGTCATCTCTTTAACATACTCATCCCAATCCTTTTTAGCACGTCCCATAATACGCAAAATTTCATCTTTACGCAAGTGGAACCAAAGTTCTTCTGTTACCTCTTTGCCATCAAGCAAGTTTGCGTACTTCACTGTTCTTGAAATCATTATCTATACTCCTTTTGAATTCATTTTGAAATTTTCAGTACCGACATGACCTTAGTCGTCCAACCCCTATCCCGTACCGATTAATTAGCTAGTTACCCTGCAGTAAGACCCAGGATTGTGAATACTTCTTCTGGTTTTGGAAGAGTAGCTTCGCCACTTTCGTCACCATAAAGTTTCTTCTCAAGATCTGCAAGTTTAGTCTTATCAACAAGTGTGCTGTTGATTTCGATATGGGCAGTTGGTTTCATACCAGCTACAGTAGTTGGTACTGTATCAAAGTCCCATGAGAATTCCAGCGCATCTGGTGACTCGTTAATTGTTTGATATTCCTTACTTGATACACCAGCAGATGCAGAGTAAACCAAGTGAAGGATATAACCATGGTCAAGACCTTCAGTATCGTTACCGATACGAGTACGGTAAGAAAGACCGAAGTCTGAACGAGCTTGTCCTGATACAGTTACACCAGCAAGAGCTTTAGGTGTTCCGCCAGTAGACATAGGCGCACGCTTACCTTGACATGCATTCCATTCTTGTGGATAAGTGTAAGCAGAGATTTGACCTTTGAAACGTTCTTCTGAACGCAGGTTGAGGTACTTCTTGTTGTTAGCATATTTCGCAGTAGACTCAGCGCCTTCTGGTGATTCTGATACTTTAGTCAGACCATTCCACGCAACACCTTTGTCATAAGTACCGTCGGATTTTTTCAGATAGAGGACACCTTGATCCACACCATTTTCAAATAAGCGTTTAGTATCCTCATCCCATTTAAGCATTACCATCTAGTAATTTCCTCCAATAAAATTAAGCTTCTGAGAATTCGCCAAACGCATTAATACGTTCACCGTTCTCAACATTACCACATGCAACATAGCGACGTTCGCCGCTTTCTGCACCAACATATGATAGCCAACGGTATCCGTCAGCGTCCATCCAAGAGTCATATACAAATGACATCTCAGGCGTATACAAAGCTACAATATCGCCTGTAAGGCTTGGAGTTTTGCGTACATTCAGACCTGCGACCTTAACCGTAAACTTACCAACTTCGTCGTGATTAACAACTTCGTCAGCAGGTGTGATTGGTTGAGGTGCGATAACAGGTTCTGGCTGAGGTGTATCTGAATATGGCGGATAGAACCATCCAACGATACCGGTGAAATCACGGGTATTATACCGTGCTGGAGCGCCTACATAAAGAGCATCCCAGTTACCGTCAATGTTCTGTTCGATAGTTGACATAGTATAGCCGTCAGAGTCTTCAATAACAAGACCTGTATGGCCATACCCATGGTCTGCTACCGCCATAACAAAGATGGCACCACGACGAGGATTAACCCCGATAGCATCATATACTACTTCGTAACCTAGGCTAGCCGCAGAGTCGAGCAAGTCGATAGCGTTACCCCAAAGAATTTTACCGAAGTAAATTTGGGAGATACTGTTCGGTAGGTCTACACATTGTGTACCCCATGAACCATCAGCATCCGTACCGATACCTTGGTCGGCAAGATTGCGGGCAAATTGAATTACTTCATCAACTGTTGCCAATTTACATCTTCCTTTCTATTCGTAGATCACAAATACTTTGTGATAGAGACCGTTTACTTTATACTCAGTTCTGAAATCCGAATACATAAATGAGTTAGGAATTTTAATAAATACTTCGTCAGCTTCACTTTTAGAAATATAGACGAGCTTATAATTAACCCGAGTAATATAATTCTTATTATTGGCCTTCTGAGTATCGACGTCTTCCCGTGTTACAATACATGCAGGGTATTTCAACTGAATATTTTCTGGAGGTGTAAAGTAAACATTAGGACAAATCTCATCTTTTATCTTAAGAAGTACTTGTTCTCTTGTTTTCATTCTTTCACCTTAACCAATTCTTCATAGAAAGACTTAAAGTCCTTAAACTCAGTACCCGTCCAAACTTGAATATCGCCATCTTTAAAAACTAGCGCATATTTACTCAGAGAGTTTTCTAACCCTTCTTGGTAATCCTGCAGTCCAATCTTAGATAATGCTTCAAGTTTTAATTCATTTTGACTTTTTTGAGTAGCAGACGTAACAACCTCGGCTAAACGATCTCTGAGTTCAGAAATCTCCATGTCCTCAATAGTCAAAACCACACGAGGCGGGTATGGACGAATGCTTCCGACTTTGTAATAGGAGCCCATATACAAGATATGAGAAATCCTATTCACACGGTCGGTTGAGTCATTCATCAACGAAACGTCAAACTTCAATTCAGCCTTAGTGTTTTGGTTTATTGAGCTTCGGTCTTCTACGTTAAAAGATTTAGAAGAAATCTTAGCGGTTATAAGGGGCGATACAGTATACTTATACTCATGCACCCCTACGCTAATTTCTTCAGGCTCTTTAGAACGGAAGATAAGTCGAATTCCAGCTTTTGTCATTGTATTACCTTCCTATCTACCAGCCGCGCTTATTCAGCTTTCTTTGGTTTCTTTGGTTTTGGAGCTGTTTCAACTGTTCCGAGTTTCTTCTCATCTTCAGTCATATCAGCATTGTTTACAGCTGCATCATAATCTACAGCCTTAGCGCCAATACCTTTCACTTCAGTTGGGTCAGTTTGAACTGTCCAAGTTGGTTTAGTCTTAAGACCAGTAGAATCAAAGTTCACAGCAGTTTCCTCAGTTGCTTCTGGATCAGTTACCTTAACAACGATAAATGATTTAGGAGTAACGATAGCGCCAGACAGACGAGCATGCATCAAGTATTTATGTTGCATGAAGTCAATGTCGAAGCTATCGAATGTAGCGATTTGTCCGTTTGGAGACATACCGAATTGATAGTCGGCCAAGTTACCGATTACAAATGTTCCTTGAGGAAGCGCACGGTATTCAACAACGTCTTCACACATAAAGTAAGCTGCAATGTTAGCATTACCTGGTACTTGGTTGTTGTCCATAGATGGAGCATACAGGTAGCGACCGTTACCATCTTTCAATGTCTTCAACTTAGCCAAGTCAAATGGGTTGATATAAAGTGATGGTTTACCAGAACCTTGGTAAGCAGGAAATGCTTTCTTGATAACGTCATCAACTGCAGTCTTGAATGTAGCAGATGTGATGTTGATTGTAAACAATGGGTGATCCTTAAGGATTGGGCGAATATGAAGTTCGCTAATCTTTTCAGGGTTACGTTTACCAGTAGAAAGAGTCAAGTCGCGTCCGTCTGAAAGGAAAGCAGCCTTAACGATTTCTTCTTTGAATTTAGCAGTTTGAACTTGTTGGATAAAGTTTACAGCTGCAAATCCACCATCTTGCAAGTCAATCAAGTCATCATGGTCGATTGTTTCGCGACGGTGAATAGAACCTGGAGTAGTTTCACGGAAGTAAACTTCTTCGATAGAGTCCAGAGTTTGGTTACCTTTGATATAACCACGAGCACGAGCTTCGTCTTCAGTCAAGTTAGCGAACAAGTTCTTAACACGCGGAAGTGGTGATTTACCGAATTGACCCATGATCTTATCGATATTCAGTCCACTTGGGTTGTAAACATTCAGTCCACCGTTAGTCGCTGGTTGTGGGAACAGAGTTTCCATACCAACCAAACCGTGTTGGATAGAATCTTCACCCAATACACCGTTAGCACGCAACACGCCTGCAAGTGTAGAAGCGTTGCCAGAGATAGCACTATGTAATAGAGTGTCGAGTTCCTTGTGGTCTACAGCTGCAGCACCTTGGAATTGGTTATGTTTCAAAATATCTTCTCCTTCAAAAATTGAATGCGACACGGACTCTCCTGCATCTGCAGAATCATCACCTTCGGAATAACCGTCTTCAGACTCAAATCCAGCTTCTTCGGAATCATAATCTGAATCGTCTTCTTCTTCATCGTAATCAGCGTCTTCATCAAGACCGCGGATTTCTAATTCATTTTGAGCTTCTTCGTCCTCAGCATCGATAGCTTCGGCAATGTCTTCTACAACACCGTTGACTAATGTTGCTAGTTCTTCGTCAGTAAGCCCTTCTAAAAGTTCTTCGTATGAACGAGACATCCGTCCCTCCTTTTCTTCATCAACCTCTTCATCAGAATCATCTGAGTGAAGAAGAACCTGCGTGAGACCAGTATAGATGGTCGCACGATCACTTTCATACTCTTCAGTCCCGTAAGCACTATGAAGCATAACATGTTCGATAACAGCACCAGGGTTTGCACCCTTAAGAACCAGACTTACTTCATAGATCTCTCCATGAATTACATCATTACCGTTCTTACGGATACCACGAGCGCCAATAGACATAGCATTTAAATCACCATGCTTAAGAAGCGTACGAGTATCTTGGGCATGGTCTGTATCATTAAGATACCCATATCCATAGACACCCTCATCGCGGTGCTGAAGAATCATATACCCCAATACGTTTGAGGGACTGGAGTAATCGTGTTGCCATACGATAGGTACTTGAGCGCCGTTACTTTGTCGGAAAGCGTCGTGACGAATTGTCACACCATCCGAACAACGAATATCGTTCTTAGTTACCCATCCGGCGAAATCAGCCTTTTTTCGCAACTACTTTTCCTCCATAAAAATTTATACATCCAATGGGTTGCCGTATTCATCTACAGGATTTCCTTCAGCGTCAACATATCCGCCTTGTCCATCATCATAGATTTCAGGATAACCTTCTTGGGTTGTACCATCATAACCACCTAGACCCATTAAATCGGTACCTGTTGAGATATTCTTATTAAAGAGCATATCGCCGATACGACTTGGGTGAGGTGCACGACCTAGCATTGCACGAATTTCATTCGATGTGAAGATTGCATTACGAGCAAAGAGGTCTGCCGCAGTACCTAGTTGTTCAACTGGTAGCATACGGAATGGGTCGCGGTAATACTGGATTACCTGCCCTTGAGTTCGAGCTGTCTTAGTTAGGAAGATACGATTAATACCGTCAACGATAGTTTGCAATACAGGGTCAACGGCTCTATGGTAATAGAGATTTAGTTCGGCCTGACTTGCAGTACCATCTAAGACTTTGGAAGAAATACCAACTTGGTTATAGTAATCCTGTTGAAGCTTACGAATATCATCCACAAGGTTGTTGTTGATATTACCACCTGTATGGATAAACTTCTCGTTAGCGTCAAGGGTCGCTATACCAAACTGACTATCCGCCAATTCTTTCTCAAGCTGAGTCTTACGACTCTTAGCCTGTTCCTGACGTAAGCTACTCTTTGTTGCATATGGGATTTGGATAAACCCGTTAAGTTTACCAGCCGCCACAGCCTTATCTTGAGAGTACATTAAATCCATCTTTTGCTCAAGTAATTTAAGTGTTGAGTTACGGTCTTTGAGTAAACCGATAAGAGGAGACTCCAAGATAACAATCGACTGTTTGGACAGCGTCAAGTCTTGTTCTAAACCATTTTGATCATTATAGACTTTAACCCGAACAGCACGAGGGTACCATTGTGTAATCTTACCAACACGCATTGATAAGATATCATAGGAACCGTCATCGTTGGGTTTTGACGTTGTGTCGACGGGGACAATTGCAACAACACCTTCTTCTAAAAGAGACCAGGCTACATCATAGATAAATGCGCGACCTGTTTGGTCGATATTAGCAGACGTCGTTAAGCAATTGATCAGACCTGAGTCGACAGAAGTCTGATTACCGTCTTCTTCGTTGATTTTCAAATGTTTGAAATCGACCATTGCGACATCAAGAGAAATCATAGAGATAATACTATTGATTAAATCTTGATGCTTGAAAGTATAACCACGGAGCGCACCTGATGGCCGACCAATACCTGAGCCGGAAACCAAGTCAGGGTCATAATCAATACCATTGTTGGTTGACATGAATGCGTTCCATGACCCTAGAGGGTTATTTACCATCCTACAAGAATGCCTCCTTATTTCGTTTATAGGCAACCCACGCATCCATTAGTGCAGCGACATTATCGATTTTCTCATCACTACGCATCTTGGACAACTTATAGTTACCATTATTATCTTGGATAACAACGGCGTTACCCATAGCATACTTCATGAGCTCCTCAAAGAATATGAGGTCTCGAGAAGTTGCCATATTCTTAATCTCACCTAAAGGTACAGACTCAGTTCTAACACCTTGTCGTACCACTTCAACACCGACATCACCATTTTCCATAATCCAGCGGTCAATGAATTCAGCCGCGTTATATGGGTCATAACCAAATGATACGATAGTCCATTCCATCTCTTCGATATAACGTTCTACATCATCGTAGACCATTTCCCAATCGAGATAGTTACCAGGCATGATTATTAGAGTACCCTCAGCTACGAGCTGGTCATACTTAGCTTGTGTAGCCGAGTTTAGACGTAGATATTTGACCTCAGATACATAAGACCTTGTTTGAACACCATATCGACCTCGTCCTAACGGAACCAGCCAAGTAAATGCCCAGAAGTCATCCCCTTGAGAGGCATCCATACCCATAGATACTTCCATACGCCTAAAGTTCTGTCTTCGATGAAGTTCAGTTTCTTCAAATGTAAAGAAGTATGTTGTACCCTCAACCGGGATACCAAACCTTTTAGCTAGAATATCATTCCGGTTTGCTGGGGAATATTCCGCACGTCTTACATCCCGTTGATATGCTTCGTACGAAACGGTTATCCCAATATTAGGACAAGCCTTCATCCACATATCAGGATTTCCTACTTCGGACACATCATCTAAGCGGTAGTACCAGATAGACACATGTGGGTTTTCATATTCACCACGTAAGATGGAGAGGAGTTCCCGTTTTATAGAGTCGCCAACTGAGTCACGAACCGTACCCTCAGATGACACTGCTAAGATAAGATAATCGTCAATACCGTCTTTGGAAGCCGATTGCTCAAGTGCACCGATTACATCTTCTTTAATATCCCCGGATAACCATTCATCAACTGTAGCATATTTGGCACGAGAACCTTGAAGCTTTGGAATGGTCATCGGTTTAACTTCCAAGATAGAGTTGGTTAAACGATTAACTATACCATCCTTCGTTACAGCCAGCTGAGACTGAGACTTCTGTGTCCTAGCCTTATTCCGTCCTCTTGTGAGTACACGGAACAAAGGAAAACCTTCCTCGGCACTCCCTGCCCTAGTTATAGCAGTTGCGAAAGGATATAACACCTCTGCCGCTTGTGCCATCGTAGGAGCCGTTGTAACTTGTTGAGTAGAGTTGGTGTCCATTACTAGACCAAAGGCCTGATGAAGCGTGGCGTATAAAGACTTTGCGTTACCCCGGGCCACAATAAGATATTGTTTATTCCGAAGCCTGCGCTTATGTCTAATTATTTTGAAATTTCCGGATTCGGGGTCATAGACCTTCTCCTCCTTAAATTCAAACCATGCTAGTAAATCCTCTGCCCATAATCTAAATGTAGGAAGTAGGGTTAAAGGACGACCATCAACCAAAGTCATCTCATTCTCACAGAAATCGATAAAGCCTTGTATGGCATCTGGGTCGTAATAATAGTTTGGGTTAGCGATATCCGCGTCGATACGGTTCATTTGCATCGATATTTCACGGCATACAGGAATCTCTCCACGCAGTACAGCGTCTCGAAATCTACCGTACTCGACAGGAACCGCAGTATTACTTAATACCACTTGTTAGACTCCTTTGCTCTAAATACGTTTCTAGTATTTATACTTCTTGAACTTAGGCTTGTTACCATTTGAAGCATCTACTTCTTCAATAGTTCGACTATAAGAAGAACGGTTTCTATCCTTCTTCTTCAAAGCCTCTTTATGGCGGTTATTCATATCGACCTTGCGTTGGTCGTCTTTTTGCAATCCTTGCAATCTGCGGATTTCTTTACCAGATGCTCCGCGTTTGATAGCATTTTTTATAGCCTCTTCTCGCATCTTAAGATTGTAATTATAAGATTTACTATCTTGTTTTGCCCTAGCTTCAGCCATAGCCATCTCAGCAGGAGACATACCCGGCGTAGCACCTTCACCTTTCTTACGCCACTTCATACCTTTTTTACCGTAGTGTAAAAGAGTGTCTTCAGAAGAGTCAGAGTGCTTCGTAGGTTTATTATAGAAGCTAAGAGCCTTTTCAGACTTCGCGTTAAGTTTTTTATTCTTCTTTTGAAGCTCGTCAATCTCTTTTTGAATCTTAGCACGTTTTTTTCTTTGTTTTCTCGGCGTATTTGCCGCTTGTTGGGCCAGTCATTGATTCATATAACTTAGAAAGACGCTCAGTATTTTTGTTAAATTCTTGTGAATGTGGTGCGGATTGCATTGCTGGAGCTAATCCGGCCATACCAACACCCTGAGCACCCTCGCCCTTCTTCTTCCATTTCATACCCTTCTTTCCATAATGTTGAAGGATATCTTCATTAGATGGAATGTAGACCCCGTTAATAATTTCACCCATATTTACTCCAAAATGATTAATCGCACCCTTCTTCCATTTGTTTGAAACAATACCATCAGAAAAGGCGGGACCGCTTCCGCTAAAATCCCAAGACGGTTTACTATATCGTTTAATATTAGAAGACATAGTTTCTTTACCGCTTGAGTCCTTAATGGTATAGGATGTATGTTCATGGTTGTTTATAGTTGAGATAATAGACTTACGAACATTTGGGTCGATTTTATCTTTACGATATCGAGATGGTGCGGATGATTTAAATAATCGCTTACCGGCACCTTGTTGAGAATTATATTCATCATATTTTCTCTTACCATAAATACCAAGCGATACACCTGTGGTCACACCACCTATAGTTGATAGTGCTGAAGGTAACGCGGCATTTACAGCGGCATTGGCTGCATTTTGAGTCCCAACGAAAGAAGCTCCTTTTGAGATAGCTCCTAATACAGCATTGTCTGCTGCTGGTTGTAATATATTATTGATAGCAACTTGCCTAGATATAGCAAAAGCGGTTCCGCCACTTGGACCAACCAAACCAGTAGTAGCAAGAGCTCTACTAATCTTACCATCCTTATTATACTTAGCTCGACGAGCAGGATCCATACCTTTACCAGAATATGAAGCGGTATCATATCCTCGAAGTTTGGAGTTTTTCTGCTGTCTAGCCTCTGCTTCTTTTAATTGTTTAGAATAGTCTGAATCTGAAATGCGACCTTTTCGATGGTCTTTGTTTAAACTATTAACCTCTTTAAATAGACGGCGGCTTTCTCTTTTAAGACCGCTCTTGCTGTCTGTGGAGTTAGAGGTGAGTTTACCCAAAGAGTTCTTATTTCCTTTTGATCCATAACTCAAGACATTCGCGGCTTTTTCAATAGCTATTGAGTCTTTATCGGTACCAAGCGTACGATCTTTAAGAATTTTATTATTTCTAATAATTGTCTTGATATCACGCATAGCTGCCGAATTATGAATTTTTGGGTTATATTTAACGCCGCCTTTTGTCATAACAGAGTTGATAGATTCGCTTTCGGCTAATATATTATTATCCCTTAGTCTACCATTTTTCTGTAACTTATCAAAAGCCTTTACGACACGGCGTGTTCCACGGACAGCTTTATTAAATGCCCGTTTATTAGGGTCACCGAAGATATGCCTACCCCATTTCATACCTTTACGACCAGAATGCTGGATCATAAATCGGTTCTGAACAGATTCGGGGATATATACATCGACGCCACCCACGTTAATAGACTGTGTAAATTTGGTCATAGTTGTTGGTACATCCTTAAACGCTTTAGCCCATTCTTGCTTCTTCTTGAAAGCCTCAATAGCATCTTTTGCTGCTTGTCCGGATTTACCATTACCAACAACACTTGATGGTACCTTAGAGTATACATCTAATGCGGCGGAGGCTGCTTTACCAACAAAAGCAAGACGAGCTTGTTTCTTTTTCTGTAGAGCTTCTCTCCGAGCTTTCTCGGGAGCCTCTACTAGTTCTTTAAACTTCCTTTCTGCTTCTAAGCGAGCGATCTTAGACTTTAGAGCCTTGGTTGACATATTATCACGGCTGCGATACATATCAAGGAATTCTGCTTCTCGCATACGCTCATCTACAGATTTGCGAAGTTTCTTAGGGATTTTGACGTTTTTAGGATCAGCGTTCTTGTCGCGTCTAAAGCGTCCGCCAGAACCAGTACGTCTCCTCCCGAAAATATTCATACCCCACTTCATACCTTTACGCCCGGCATGGTGGAGTTCGTCAGATGTCAAGTTTGACAAGTTCTACCTCCCATCTAGCGCGAGTGAGATTCTCATCCCGAGCCTCTTTTAATGCGGTAAGAACAGATGCTTGCGGTGGGTCATAGGATATGAGAGCCGAGATACAAACATAGTTCTTAGCAAAGGTATTATTTCTAAGGCGTTCCTTAATCCCTTCAGCCAAATCCATATGGCCGTAGAAGAACTCTGCCCAAGTTAGATTAGGCTCGGCGATAACACTAACATTATGACCAATCCCATTCTGAACAAGAACACCAAGTGCCGCGTCAATTGCCACACCCAGTTGAGTCTTAACTACATGATTTGAATTCGGTTCGGAATCATGTAACACCCCGACGAAGTTGAGTACGTCTTCATAGATAGTAGTCATAAACTTCATCCTTACCACAATTTTGTGTCACCCGGTTTACGTTCAACCCACGTTTGATACTCCTTTTGATCGTAGTGGATACGTTTATGGGTGCTGTCAGAGACCGTAATCAGTCCGTCAGGATCGAAGCAATTCTCGGTCAAGTTTTCTATATCCTCCTTAGTTAGCGGATTCATGTGATGAACCGTAATCGGCCCTTCCACAAACAATTTCCGAACACCAAGGTCTTGAGCTAGGTCTCTGCGTATAATCGCGGCACGACATTGTTGCCATGCATGAGACTTGTAGAACTGATTAGATATTTCTCTCGGAGCTTCATGATGTACACCACGAAGTCTTAGATAGTTTAGCCGCTCAGTATAGGACTCAAGTTTGGACATTTCTTTATAGGTGAGTCTATTGCTCATAGAATTCACCCTCAATGACTTCTGCCGGCTTACCAGAATATCCTTGGAATGCCTTGTATGCTTGTTTGAAGTCAAGTTCAGATTCCTGGTCGCTACGAATCAAATCGATACGTGCTTGTAGTAACTCCGCTTGTAATTCCAACTGCTTACGTTCAAGGCGAGCCTTAGGACTAGCTTGGTTTAGCCAGTAGACAATCTCAGAGGCCGATGCTGTTCCTTCCTGAAGACGCTTTTCCGATAGACCCATAGCGAGTTCCATCATTTGCAATTCACGCTGTTCAGGCGAACGTGCAGGTCTGTAGGCTCTCTGGTTATCGAATTCCGCTACTTCATTCGTCATAGTTATTCAGCCTCTCCTTTCTTCCGTGGTGCGACCGCGTCGGGTTCAACGATATAAGGTTGGTTCATAACATAACCTTCATCAGTTTGAAGCCATTCGTCTCCAACGCTCACGACAACTATACGTTCATCACGCTTAGCCAATCGCACAACATTGTCCTCTGCTTGATCAGGGGTTGAACGAATGAATACCCCGGCAGGTGCTACAACTTTATAGGTAGTTTTTGCTGCTGCCACGATAGTTCTCCTCTCTTTCTTTATCTTTAGAACCCTTTTTCATAAGTTTTGGACTCCAACAGACCGACTTTAGGTGAGTTTTCAGAACACTCATCAGTCCTGTCTAACAAGTCTTCCAAGCACGATTGTGAAAGGAGCCAAAGTCAACCGTACTTTTATACTCAATCCTATAATCAGCCTGTTGAAATCCAAAACCATTTTGAAAAAAATCGCAACGGGGGAATTTTCGATACCAGCCCCGATGCTGAAGAGGGAGGCCCGTAATAGGCACCCCCGGGGGGTCTAAAGTTTTATTTCATCTTCATCTTCTGTAAGAAACTCAAGATCTTCTTCGTAATCATCAGGTTTTGGTATCAACTTTAGATTTCCGAAGATGTTCTCTTCAAGCATCGAAGACACCGCTACCGACCAGGCATGTTCGTAATCTTCAATTGAACTATCATTCAACATTGGCATGAGTGATGCGATGTAAGACTCAAGGTTGTAACCATGATCGATGTCCCAACGTCGCCAAAGCTCATACTGAGTCCAAGGATTGAACGGGTTGTCCTCTGTCGTTAACATAGGTTTCTCTCCTTTCTATGTTGTACTACAATGATAGTAACAACATGATGTATCATACTTAGATAGTGGTAGCCCACTAACTTCTATTCAGCTTTGATCTTACCAATAGTAGAACTACTTACACCTAAAGCTTCTGCTACTTGTGCTATGGTGTAGCCATTAGCAAGCAGGGCCTTAGCTTTACTCTTACGAGCTTCGGTCATCTGTTTGTTGGCTCTTGGTGTAGCAAGGGACTTAAGCTGGCTATCATCCATAAAGGATACCAGTTCTTTTAGTAGAGTGCCTGATACAGCATTAGATTGTACTGCATCCCACTCATCGTCTGTTATAGTGACGGGCGTTCTTTCTGCACCCACCATAGACCTTGCTTTGTTCAAAGCTTGTTGTTTGATACGAGAGATCTCATCCTTCTTCAGAACTTCATCCTCTGATCTACGAGCAATCTCTGCCTTACTAGATACCTCAGCCATACGCTGAGCTTGCCGTTCTTTAATACGGTTAATCTTTACTTTGTTAACCTTGTCTTTCATGGACAAGACTTCCTCTGAATAAATCTTAGCCGCTTTAGGATCACGGGCCGGCATCTTAATACCAGTCATTTCTGCGTCGACCTTATTCTTGAACGCCTTGAGTTCATTTATATAGTCCGCATAATGATGCTCCGTTTTAGTTGCGTTAGGCCCAAGGAAGATGTTGGCATCCTTAACCATGTTGACAACATAAGTTTCTTTCTTATTACGCCATACTGTTTTTGTACCACCCGACTTATATTGGGGTGGGGTTTTTTGTCTTTGATTCCCGTCATTAATAGCGGTTTTTTTAGGGGGGGATATATTTGTAGCCGCCGATTCATATTCTTTATCAGGCGTCAAATCTTTTTTCAACTTAGCGGGATCAATTACTTTATCAACCCGACGAGTCTTAGGATTATATCTTTCTAGCTCACCATACTTAACCCTATCGATATGAGTCATATACCGTTTCATTAATGCGTCGATACCATTTTCTTCAGCAGAGCGCTTATAATTAAGCTTATGTTTCTCAGCATCAATAACAACCATTGAATGTTTTACAGCACGCGCAATCTCACTAGAAGGTGCGCCTTGTAATGTCATATCAGTAATAAGGTTTGATACAGTACCCATTAACGTTTGTTGGAACTTCTTATCAATAGGTTTAAATGTGCCAGGCTTATCCGCATACATATTAGGGTCAAAGTTCTTAAGCTCTTTAAGACTATCCCTAGTTTTAAACTTCCCTTTATTATTAGGGATAACATATGCAGTATCACCATCGAAATCAGCCCCAGACATTTTAGAAGCAACCTTCGGATGGATACCAATAGCATCAGGACTGTCTTTGGAAATCATCTTACGAGCTACACTGTTGTTATTTACAGTAAGCTCAGGGATTTCAAACCGTCCACCATGAGGATATCGAATAAGGACAACCTTCTCACCATTCTTATAATTAGGAGCATATACTTCATTCTCCTTCATATCAGGTACAGGTAAGATAACATGTCCTTGGAAACCTTTAGGTGCTGCGGCTTTCATATGAACCTGCTTAGACTCAAGGTCAGACACAAATGACTCCATTAACTGTTTCTTAATTACAGGATTATTTACTTTCTGAATACTTTCATACTCGTCTTGTACCTGCTTCATAGTCGCTTTTAATCGTTCATGTACAACAGTTGTAGGTTGTTTGGAAAGGAATTGAGAAGATAAGGCTTTAGACCAGTTACCCCAATCACCTTCCTCATTTACGATATTAACAGAACCAATTTGCGGAACCTTATTTCCAAACCGGTCTTTAACTCCAGGTTTATAAACAGGATTACCCTTGCTATCTACAAGCGTGTTCTGGCGCTTTACAGTGGCTCCAAATGGGTTTGGCCCATCAATAGGGGCACCACCTTCAGGGTTCTTCTTAAGCTCTTTAAGGACTTCCTGAGGCGTCTTATTAGCTGTCTTATTGGTATTAAAGATAATATCTGTACCCTTGGGAACATTCTTGAACATTTCCTCAGTACCATATAAAGCCATACCCTTAAGATAGTGCGTATCACCTACAGCAATACGAACCTGAGCATATGATGCTTTACCAAGATTTAAATCTTTAACGCCAGGACGTAAGAACATAGCTCCATCCATCATAGCGCCGTCATCATTGGTACCATGACCCTTTTGTCCTTCAGGAATAGCGTATCGAATATGAACTCTATCCCATCCAATCGACTTAGGGCGCTCCATTTGTTGGAACATACGGGCGTCACCATTAACGGCAAACTCTTCAACAGGACGAACTTTATCCATGTTTTGATAGATTTCGCGTCGTTCGACCCCTTTTTTCGTCAAAACCTTGACTGGGGTTGAGTTATTCTTGTCTGTAACCTGAGCGATACGTAGATTATGTACCTCATATTCACCAGATTCCACCAAAGCATTGAGACCAGCCTTGAGTTTTTCCTTAGAAATACCCATTTGTATCTCTACACCTTTGCCGACATCAATGTATTTAGACCGTTTTACAGCGGCTTCAAGAGTATCTGCGACTGCTTCAGTCTGCACTCTTTTAGCTCTAGCTGTCTTATTTGGGTTCTTAATTTCCTCCAAATAGTTACGAACAGTCTGTCCAGTAGTACCAATTGTCTTAGCAATATCGTCAATAATCATACCTTCAGACTGCAATTTCGCAATCCGTTGCATGTTATATTCCTTCAATTCTTCCTTGGCGATTGTTACTTTTGAACGATAAACTGTTGTTGAAAGACCCATTTCTTTTGCGATTTCATTGTCGCTCAGACCCCGTTTTTTAAGCTCATCACGGTCTTCAATGAACTTATAATTTTTAGGTAAGTGCAATAATGGATCCCAAGGATAACGTCCGGAGCGCCTTTTTACCCCAGTATGTTTGAGGATAATTTCTCGTCCGACGTCTGAAAGTTGACTTAAATCATAGTCTTTTCCGCCCTCGATACCGAAGACATTTTCAAAATCCAATGTTAAGAACCTCCTCAAAACTTAAAATAATCAAAATATTTAGCACGTCGTATAAGGCCATATAAGGCCCGTCACAGCATTTTAGCCCAAAGATGAACTATTTACCGGACTACAACGTAAAACGCGATACAGGGCGAATATGGGCCTCTGAGGGCTATTACAGCGCCTCTAACTTCCCAAAACTGAGAAAAACCCATAAAAACTATAAAAATACATACCGAAATGATATATAAGCTTGAAACCACCTAGGTCTGGTATATGCGAGAAAGTACAAACTTCACCAACACTTGATTGGGTAAATTGGCTGTAGCGAGAACCATCGGAACATCTATCCCGCCACCCATTTACGTCATGTTTATGAAACACACTTTTATCACGAACATGTAGCTTGCTGCTAGTACCACATGTCTAACCAAAATTAAAAATAGGAGATTATAAAACTATAGCCGGGAAAAAATAAGAAAACCCAGCCGAGTTTGAAAAACACTTTTGAGGTGATGTTGCAGGAAATGACAGAAACTGCAACTTTTTATTATGAGTAAATAATTCAGAAAGGAAACATTTGTAAGGAGGTTTAACAATGCCTATGTTATGACGCTTACCCAAACAAGTAAAAACTTACCCACACTCACCCAGACCTAAGCGGTTTGAAGCTTATATATCAAATCGCACTCCGAAACATCAAATCATTCAGAATACTAAAATAAATATGTATTTTTACTAAAATCAGACAAATTAACACAAAACGTCCAAAAACATAGATTTTCCTATAATATTAGACTTTTGTGCCACTTTTTCCCAAAATCCCCAAAATCCCACGGTTTTTTCAGAAACTTTTTATATATATTGATTAAAAATGCTTGTTTATTATACCATTTTTTATACTTTTAAGATTATAGTTCCCGTACGCGCGAGACTATTAAAAATAATATAAATATATATAATAAAGCAACACATAACATACAACCTTACAAAACCCTATAAAAGTCATATAAAATCTAATTAATATATTTAAAACTTTTC